ATGGCAAAGCTGGTTAGAAAAAAGAAAATAATTGTACCGAGAAACAAGATTTCGGTATTGATGTCACGATTTGAGTGTGGCCAGTGTATGGTATACAACGCTCTTGCATATCGTTCGAAGAGTGATAGGGCTGAGAAGATACGCAAGATGGCGTTGAATGAGTTCGGAGGCAGGAACGTCAGCGTGCCTGTGTACGAACAGTAGGAAAGGATTAGCTGAAATCAGATATTAATGCAATTTGTTTAAACGACGTGGAAGCGACCACTCACATGATTTTTCATATTCTAACTAATCGTTAAATAATGTCTGCCTGGTGCGTGAGCATAGGGCAGTTTTTCAGAAATCTAAAACTGACGCTATATGCTGCAACTTTTCTCGACGCAGACCTACCAGGATAAGGTAGATGCGATATATAAGCTGCTCAATACTGACACGGACTGTCCGATAGAGTTGTTTGAGTGGCGTATGAGGCGGATACACTGCCTTAACTTGAAGATTAAACAACGTTCTGCCGACATGGGCAGGAGGGAGGAGATATACTAAGTATGTTCTGGAAGAAAAAGAAAGACAAGGAAAAGTCCGGGACTTGGGGCAAGGCTGCAAGGACGGGCAAATGGAGAAGTACCACGTCGCTTAAGGCAAAGCTTGACAAGGTATTTTCGATGTATATCAGGCTTCGGGACTCGAAGGTGTATGGATATGAGTATTTCCGATGTGTGAGTTGCGGGAGGGTGTTGCCCTTTGAGCAGGCTGACTGCGGACACTACATATCGCGAACCAATATGGCTCTGAGATATTCGGAAGACAACTGTTCGGCGCAGTGCCGTTTTTGTAACCGCTTCAAGGATGGCAATATACTTGACTATCGCCAAGGACTGATAAGGAAGATTGGCGAACAGAGAGTAACGCTGCTTGAAGCAAGGAAGCACGAGGCGAAGAAATGGTCGAACTGGGAGCTTGAAAGGCTCATAGAACACTATGAGGGCGAGGTAAGGGAAATGAGAAGTAACACATAGGATATTTTGCTCATATATAAATTCAAGTTTTTAGGTTATTGATGTAAAAATCTTTGCAGCAGCGGCTGCTACGTATGTTTTTGATTAAAAAACATCTGTCCGGTTCGTGAGAATAGGGCGGTTTAAAAAAGGGGGCGTGACTACGGCTTGGGTAGCGTAGAGTTATAAAGAAGTGGTTCCGATGTGAGGGTTCGATTCCCTCTGCCCCCACGAAAATCTTAATTTTATTTGTCATAAAACACTCTTGTTGTTCGGTTCGTGAGACTAGAACAACATTTTACTACGAAACTATAAAACAAAATATAACATGAACAAGAAATATGTATTGGACAAGATACGTGAGCTGATGCCGGACGACTCGAAGAGACCGATGGGCGTTGGCTATGTGGAACTGAAGAACGCTGTGCAGGCTGACTTGAAGAAGATAATGAACGAGCTGTTGAAGGACGGTGAGATAAACTACTTCAAGACGCTAAACGGTGTGACGGTATATTTGAAGGACTCAAAACTATAACACAATATGAAGAAGATATTGATAGACAAGATATGCCTGCGATACTTCAAGGGCGTAGAGAATAAGGAAATCGTGCTGGGCGACAATATCAATGTGATAAAGGGTCGCAACGGAATAGGCAAGTCGACGATAGCAGACGCTATCAGCTGGGTGCTGTTCGGCACGAACCAGGCCGGTGCCACCAAGTTCGGCATCAAGACCAAGGACAAGGACGGCAGGGAGATTGAGGACGTGGCGCACTCAGTAGAGATTTCGCTTAGTGTGCAGGACGAGCAGGAAGGCATGATGTGCTACGTACTGACACGCTCACTGACCGAGACCCGTAAGGACGACGGCAGCGTGACGAACAACTACACATATAAGGTAGACGGAGAGGTAGAGACGGCAGGAGACTTCAAGAAGGTCGTTGACGCCATTTGTCCTGAAGAAGTGTTCCGTCTGTGCTCATCGCCATACAGCTTCACTCAGATGGACTGGAGCGAGCAGCGCAAGAGGCTGAACGAAATGTTCGGCGTTCCGAGCGTGGAAGACGTGACGGGTGGCGACAAGAAGTATGACGCTATCAAGGAACTGCTTGAGAAGGACGATGTCGACAAGATACTGAAGCACTTGAACTACAAGCGCAAGGAGGTGCAGAAGAATCTGGACGAGGTGCCTGTAAGACTTGAAGCCTTGAAGAACGTGCTGCCGAAAGCAGAGGACTGGGCTGCAGTAGAGAAGCTGATTCTGGAGAAGAGAAAGGAGATAACTGAAACACGCAAGAATCTCAACACCATAGACAACGGCGGTGCAGACTTTATACGTAAGTATCAGAATATAAGCACTCTGAACCTTGACCACAAGCGCAAGCGCATCATGGAAGAATCGGCGCAACGCAGGTTGGGCGAGATAATTAAGGCGAACGCCGAAGCCAAGACGGCATGCAAGAAGGCTGTAGCGGAAGCGGAGCAGACCGTGGAGGACTTGCAGGTGAAGATAAAGTCGCTTGACGAGTCAATAGAAAGATGCAACGCACGACTCAACGAGCTTGAAACCGCGAAAGCTGACGGCAAGGAGAAGTGGAAGCTCATAAAGGCAAGAACGTGGGAATGGAACGAGGACGATGCCTTCTGCCCTACCTGCAAGCAGGCTTTGCCGGAAGACCAGGTGCAGAAGATTATGGAGGAGTCGAAAAAGGCATTCCTTAACAACCAGGCGTCAGACCTCAAGAAGCTGGGTGACGACGCTGCAAGAATAAAAGAAGAAGTAAAGAAGTGTGAGGAGAACACTGAATACTTCAAGACGGAGCAGAAGACAACACAGGCGCAACTTGGCGAAGCGGAGACGGCTCTGGAAGAAGCCAGGAAAGCGCAGGAGGAACAGGCGAAGAAAGAGGAAGAGAAGGTGAGCGTAGAGACCTTGCTCGCAGAGAAACCCGAGTACAAGCAGGTGTGCGACCGTATCAAGAAGATAGAGGCTGAACAGGAGAAGCCGGCTGACGAGGGCATGAGCGAGGAAGACAAGAAGTTGAAGGCGGACGTGGAAAAGAAGCTGAAAGACTTGGAGTCAGAGAGAGAGGTGCTCGCGTCACGGCTTGCAGTAAAAGCGCAGTGGGAGAAGGTGAACGCACAGATAGTCGGTCTGCAGGAAGAACGCACGCAATGGAAGGAGCAGATAGACAGCCTGGACGAGAAGATAAAGGCAGCAAGTGACTTTCAGAAGCGCTCGTGCGAGGTGCTTGAAGAGAACGTGAACAGACGGTTCAAGTTGGTAAGGTGGAAGATGTTCAGACGACAGCTCGACGGCACGGACAAGCCATGGTGTGAGTGCTCGGTGGACGGCGTGCCATACTCGGACTTGAATACGGCAGCGAAGATAAACGCAGGTCTCGACATAACTAACACGCTGAAAAGACACTACGGAGTGGACGTGCCTTGCGTGATAGACAATGCCGAAACGGTGCAGGAGCCACTGTATGAGGGAGGTCAGCAGATAAGGCTGACGGTGACGGACGACGAAGACATAGTGATAGGCTATGAAAATAGAGACGAAGTATAGCATCGGAGATACCGTGTGGTTTCTGGACGGGTATCGTGCGCAAAGCAGCAAGATAACCGGTATAGAAGTACAAGTGTTGGGAACATCAAAGCCCTTCGTACAATACAGATTCTGCGTGTTTCCTCCAATTAAGGAGGAGCACGCATTCAAGACAAAGGAAGAACTGATTAAATACATAGGAAAATGACACAGACAACAACAACAGCAGTGGCCAAGCAGCCACAGTTGACAGCCAAGCAGTTGGCGGTAAAGGACTTTAAGAAGGTAGCCGAAGGCGGTTATTATCAGCAGCAGTTGAAGAACGTGTTGAAGGAGAACGCAGGTACGTTCGCGGCATCGCTCATGGAGCTGGTGACGGGTGACGACAAGCTGCTGGCTTGTGAGCCGAAACTCCTCATGGCTGAAGCAATGAAGGCAGCATCGCTGAAACTGCCGTTGAACAAACAGTTAGGTTATGCCTACATCGTGCCTTACGGCAAGACTCCGACAATGATAATCGGATACAAAGGCTTGTATCAGTTGGCTATCCGCAGCGGTCTGTACAAGAACATCAATGCCGACGTGGTGTATGAGGGCGAATATCAGGGCTACGACAAGATAACTGGCGAGCTGCACCTGAACGGCGAGAAGGTATCGGACAAGCCTGTAGGTTACTTCGCCTACTTCGAGCTGACTACCGGCTTCAAGAAGATGATGTACATGAGCATCGACGATATGGCATCGTACTGCAAGAAGTATTCGGCAACGATGAAGAGCTGCAAGATGTCGAACGAGGAGCTGGCAGAGTTGGCGGAGAAGCAGGCGAAGCAAGGCCCGGGTAACTCAGTGGGCTGGTACGGCAATTTCAACGATATGGCGACAAAGACGGTGCTGCGCAGACTGCTGTCGAAGTACGGCTATCTGAGCATTGAAATGCAGAACGCCATGAGCGTGGACGAGGTGGAGACTGCTGAGGAACATCGTGACACCGAGTTTGCCGAGAGCAAGGAGGTGATCACCGTGGACGCACAGACTGGCGAGATTATTGGCACTGGCACAGATAATAAGCCTTCCGAAGCCTCCTCGGGCCTCTCTAAGCCTTTGGGCGAGAAGGCAGGTGATGCAGACGACGACAATCCTTTTGAGTAATGGAACTACGCATCGTCGGCAGTTCGAGTAAGGGCAACGGCTATCTGCTCGAAGCAGAGAATGGCGACCAGCTTCTGATTGAGGCTGGCTGTCATTTGAGAGAATACCAAGATGTTGGGCACCTTAAAAGAAGTCGTGCACGTGGAATGATAGTAAGTCATGAACATGGCGACCATTGTAAGTATGTGCGTGAGTTTACCAGTGCCGGGATAGACGTACTGAGCACATCGGCGGTGAAGGAGAATAACAGATATGGCGTGACTGCCGTGGAGCACGGCAAGACATATCATCTTGGGGACTTCGCTGTGACGCCGCTGAGTGTTGAGCATGACGTGGAATGCTTCGCTTATCTTGTGCATCATCCGGAAATGGGGACGCTGATGTTTGCGACGGACTGCTGGAACCTGCATCAAGTGGTGAAAGGCGTGGCGCATTATCTTATCGAGGCTAACTATCAGGACGATATTCTGGACGAGGCTGTGAGAGGAGGGCGCACGGTAGCATCACAAGCGGACAGAATAAGACTGAGCCACATGAGTCTGAAGCACTGCATAGAGTACTTGAAGATGTGCGAGGCGGACAAGACGGCGAGAACGATAACGCTGATTCATGCAAGCGGAAGACATCTGGACAAGAAACACGCAGAGCTGGCGGTGGCAGGACAGACTGGTGTAGCGACGTGGGTGGCGAAGCAAGGGTTGGAAATAGTATTAATGTAAGAAAGGGGGAATATGGAAAGAGTAGTATTCAAAAAAGCATATTGTTTGGCTGAGTCCTTAGATGTTTGTGTAAACCTTCTCTATATGTTTGACTATGGTGGAATGAATGAAGTGTTAGATAGGCACGTGAGCATTCTCGTCAGGAATGACAAGGAGTTTAGCAAGAAACTTCGTGATTTATTAAAGGATACTCAGAAACGTTTGCAAAAAGAATTTGATGAACTATAAAAATAGGAATTATGGAACCAATGGTAACAATATCCGTAAAGGATTACAACGAACTTGTGCGGAATAGTGGTGATAAACGTGTGATAAAAGCACTAAAAATTATCATAAATCGCGTATTATATGATGTTTCTGTAGCTATGAAATATGGCTCGAATTACAATGTTGTAGATGGGCTACAAAGTTTTATCAAGAAAATTCAGAGCGAGGATTCTTGTTTTGAAGAAATAATAGAACGCTATAAAAACGATTCGCTTCATGAGAGTACCGAGGAAGATAAAGAAGGCAGCGAAGTACGTTGAGCGTCGTGTGCGACGTATACCAAGCGGAATATTGCTAATCCCTTATGACGAATATGTTGTAAAAGGACGCTGCACAAGGTGGAAGTTGAAATGCTTAAACAAAGTCAAAAGAGAAGTTTGGAGGACGTTGCTTGAAGAATGGCAACGTTATGATGGCGTTATATCTACGTATTAAGAATATAATAATTTGAAAGGGGGTAAGGGGTATGGCGACTTTTGAGAGGCTGAATGACCCGAGGCAGTATATGGCTGCTATGAGAGAGATAGACAAGGCTCGCGACTGCGGGTATGCGATAGACATAGTGAAGCACAGAGAGGTGGCTACGAACAAGCAGATGGCTTATCTGAACTTCATCATAAGCTACTACGGATATAAGCAGGGTGAGACTTTCTACAGTGTGCTACGGACGATACAGCAGGATGTGTGTCCGCATATCTTCTTGGCGGAGGACGGCGGTAAGAAGCCAAAACCGCTGTGCTACCTGACTACGGCTGAAATGTCGAGCGTGATAAGGAACTTCCTGGACTATGCGTCGATGAGCGAGGTAATGATACCCGACAAGGACGACGAGAGAGGTATGAGAAGCGCAAAGGCAGAGCTGGCGAGCGGTGGCGCAGGATGGGTGTGAGGAATGTTGAGTTAGGAATTTTGAATGTTGAATTGGTCGGCTTTGCCGATTTTGAATTTATAAATTAGGAATTAAGATGATACATATTGAAGGACCGATAATAAAGATTCTGCCCGAGAAGAGCGGCATAAGCCAGTCGGGCAGAGAATGGAGAGAACGTGACGTAGTGATAGGGTATGTGGCGAGCTTGCAATATCCGAAGAATGCAGTCGTGACGTTTAGGGGTGCGCAAGTGGACGTGGTGAACCAACTTGGCAATGGCGACGCTGTGGGATGCGACATAAGCATTGACGCAAGAGAGTGGCAGGGTCGGTGGTTCAATACAGTTGTCGGGTATAATCTGAAGAAGCTGTAATATGACTATTCCCGATGAGATACTTGACCTTGACCTGGTGAAGATAGGAATGTATATCTACATCAAGAGGAAATGCGGTAAGGCTGGTGAATGTGACGTGTCAATGAAGGAATTAGGTGACCGTTTCGGACTGACGAGACCGACGACAAGCAGGTATCTCACGGAACTGTACAATCTGAAGGTTTTGTTTCAAAACGGACACCAAACGGACACCAAGCGGACACTTATCACATTAAAACCCAATGGGTTAGATAACATCGACGGACACCAAACGGACACCAAGCGGACACCTGAACAGGAACTTAAAGAGAGAAAGTTGACGTTTGGGATGCAGCTCAAACCATTCAACGGAATGTATCAAAGGTCTATGCTTGCCGAATTCTACAACTACTGGACAGAGGTGAAGGAAGGAGGAAGAAAGATGCGATTCGAGAAAGAGAAAACGTTTGAGATAGCAAAGAGATTGGCACGGTGGAGCAAAAACAATTACGGCAAGAGCAGCTCTGAACAGCGTATGCACACGGACGGAACTGTTCTTCATGCAGAACAAATGGATTATACGAAAGGTACATGGTAGATGAACTTTAATTTCAAGCAAATGGTAGAAAGCCTGAAAGACACGGGCTATCCTGCCGAACCCGACAGGGTGAGAATAAAGGTGGCGAACGCTGAGGCAAGGCTGAGGGCTGGGTTGGACTACTTCACGGGCAAGGGAGTTTGGAACGAGGAGAACTACAGGCCCGTAGTGGAGTGGCTGGAAGACAACAAAGGTCGAGGGCTGCTGATAAACGGAGGCTGCGGTCTCGGGAAGTCGCTGATAGGCATGCGTATAATACCGATACTTATCAATACGGCATGCCGAAAACTCGTCAGCGTGTACAGAGCGCAGGATCTCGTGTCGCAGCCAGACGCTATACTGAGCAAACACATAATCTATATAGATGATGTGGGGACTGAGAATGTGGCGAACAACTATGGAAACAAGCGCATACCTTTCATGGAGTTGTGCGACTTGGCAGAGATTAAGGGTAAGCTGCTGATATTGACAACAAACCTTGACATTCCGCACTTGGAGGAGAAATACGGAGAGCGCACGATAGACAGACTTAGAGCTATCACGAAGTGCGTAACGTTTAGAGGAAAATCACTTAGAAAATAACTAAAAAAAGAGGAAATATGACTGTAACGAGAATTGACTTTGTAGACAATGCTACGACCAGAGAGGCAGGCGTCTACGCAATGAAGTATGGCTGGGCATTCGTAAAGGGTGTGTGCCGTGAAGTGAACGAGTTTGTGCATCGGCTGCCATGGGTGTGCATAGGCGCTGTGCTGATAGTGGCAACGTCGGTGAGCTACGTGTGCATTGCGGAAGCGAGAGCTGAACGTGACAAGGCGAACAAGGCGCAGATGGAGCTACAGCAGCAAGTAGAACAGCTCTCATGCGCTGTCGAAGCAGAAAGGAGTGCAAAATGATTCACAATCCATTCATGCCTCGTGAGCAGCGCACAGCAATCCTCACGTTCGACAACGGTCAGCGGGTACGTGCCGAAATCCTCATTCCCAAGTCAGACCGACCAATCTTTCACGACGACCTCGAACGTCGCTTTATAGAAGACTTCCACAAGTCGCAGCCTAATGCTGCTCACAAACTTGTCAAAGTTCACATTCTACGCAATTAAAAAAAACATACGACAATGACAACATTCAACAAAGACCTCTCGCCTATAGACCAGGCACGTATAATACTGCGTAACTACGACAAGGTAGTCGAAGAACGCGACAAACTGCTAAAGGAGAACGAGCGCCTGAACAATCTCGTAGAGCAGAAGGACGTGCTCTATCGCAATATGCTTGAGCGTATGGAGGCGAAGAACAAGTCAAGTGACATTGAGAGCAAATACAAGAATTTGCAAGTTCAGCATGACAGGCTCAACAAAGAGTATGAGAAACTGAAGGGCGCACGATATTCGGTGGAGATAGTGAAGCAACTGTGCGGCATTTTAAAGACATACAGCAAGCAGCTGCGCAAGACTGGACTGAATATTGACGCTATAGAGGAGCTGTTTGACAGCAGTGCAGAAGAGCCGTCAGAAAAAGAAACAATACTGGGCAAATGCATCTACGACAAGCAGACACAGAACTTCATTGACTACGTGCGTGAAGTCATTGATGTTTGGCACACTACTGGTACGCTGCGAGGCATATCTCTGCTTTCCAGCCGGTACAGAGTAACCGCTCTCACTAAAGAGCTGTTCTTTATTTACAATCTTGACAAGGACGGCGTAGACGATGCTACTATAGCGAAAGTTTACGAACAGGTAAAAAGACGATAAAAACAACAGAGTAATGAAGGAAGAGTATACATCATGGGAGTACTTCAAAGAAGATACTCCTATTACCAACATTCAAGTAAATTCTTAACACCATTTGTAACTATGAAGAAGAAAATCAAGACATGGCTCATACACCTTCTGGGTGGTGTGACAGTAAGCGAGATGCAACAGAGCAATTTTAATAGCGCTTGCTTTGGCGCACGTAAGGCTCTTGCTATTATCAAAGAGTATGCTGACAGCGTAAACGGCAAGCCTGCTGACGAATGGTGCGAGCTGGTGTACAAGCAGATTTGCAGACAATTAGATTCGGTCACGTATGGAACTGACGAAGAAAGACCAACGGCACATCCGTAACCTCGCCACGTCTGACGTGTTCAAGATTGCCGTCAATGCGTCAGAATATGCCGAGGCTTACAGAATAGCCTACCTCAAGGAGACTATGAAATACCTCCAAGAGAAGATAGAATTCCTGGAAATGTGTTACAATAAAAATTACAACAATGGAAAACAAGATTAATATAGCAGAGATATTGAAGGATTGCCCGAAAGGGATGGAGTTGTACTCACCGGTATATGGCACGGTCGGACTTTTGAAAGTGGCCAGTAATCCTGTATATCCAATAATGACAGCTACCAGCATTGGGCGCCCTGGTTCATTTACTCCTTATGGTCGATTTTATGAAAACTACCCCTCTGCAGAATGCCTCCTCTTTCCCTCCCGTGAAATGCGAGACTGGACGAAGTTCTTCAAGCGAGGAGACGTGGTGATTAAAAATGGAGGTGGTATGGCTGCTGTATTTGACGGCTGGGCAAATGATACTTACACAGAATTCAATACTACTGTCAATCTGTATTGTGATAATAATACAGGTGAAGAAGAAGTTTGTACAACACTTCTTTTCAGAAAAGCAACAGAGGAGGAGCGCAACCAGTTCATTGAAAAGGTAGAGCTTATCCTTAAAGGCAAGTACAATCCCGACACCCTGCAAGTAGAGCCAGTAAAGCCCAAGAGCCAGTTCAAGCCGTTCGACAAAGTGTTGGCGAGGGATGACGACAAACATATATGGCGTGCTAACTATTTCTCGCATTACAAAAATGACTATGAATATCCTTATTGTTGTATAAACGGCTTTTATCGTTACTGCATCCCCTACAACGAGCACACCGCCCACCTACTCGGCACAACAGACCCATACACGGAAGGAGGCAGCGAATGAGCTGTCCCTTCTCCCTCGAAAACGTCAAGTTCCGTGAGACCGCACACATAGCCTTCGAGGATGAATACGTCACGGCATACCAGTCCACCGACATCGTTCCGAAGATATACAAGAGCGTCAATACCCCTCGCGACGAGAGCGGCTTGGCATCAGGCAAACCCAAGACCTACTATCGCACACGGTACAGCGAGTGGGTCACGGAAAAGACATTTATTACACAATATCAGAAAATCAGAGAAAAATTCTAAGTTATGCTAATAATAGAAATATTGAAAATCATCGCCAGCCTCTCTATCACCATAGCTCTCTTATATGCGTTCTTTAAAGTTGGCAGACAGAGTGCTTACGACCATATCCTTGAGCGTTTTAGCGACGCTGTAAAGATTCTCGATAAGCAGAACGCATACATACAATCATTGGAAGAAAGAGAAAGACACGACCCTAAGCGCCATATGCTAATCGAATACGAGCCTTCCGTACATGCCGAAGACTTCATTGACAGCTTGCAACGGATGATAGCCAAATATGGCAACAAGACTGTCGAACTTGAAAGCGCAGACATTACAGATGTTATCTACGATGCCGAACGAGGATACTTCACTCCAACATGTCTGTGTGACATACCGCTTAAAGCTAGCGAAATGATTTCCATGATGCGGTTTTTGATGAACAAGCACGGCAATCTCGCAGTAGAATGCCCCAAGTTGATGCTCTCATCAATCACATATTACGCAGACACCAATAAGTTTCACATCAGTTAAAACACCATTATATGAAAGACGTATTCACGATCCATCAAGCCGACAACGGCATCATGTTGAAGTCGGACGAATATGTAGAGGTGATGGAGGACACTCACAATGCAGACGGTAAAGGCAAAGATAATCTTTACCAACGTCTCGGTAGGTATCTCTATTCCTTGGTTAAAGGCACAATGGACGAAGAAAATACAACTAACGTCCAAGTCGAACTTAACATAACAAAAATAAAATGAGATACGGATATTGTAAAAACTGTTTTTGGTGCAAATGGGGATATTGTTTCATGCAAAATAAAGAGACAAGAAATGACTCATATTGCCCAGACTTCTACAGTAGAAGGACATCGAAGGAAAAGAATGAAAAGTTAGAGCAAGTTATTAACCACTGGATTGCTCAAAAACAAATGTCAGTATTAGAACTGAATAATATCAAAAGTCGTTATAAGAACTCAAAACAGAAAGGAGAATAATATGATAGACGAAAAGAAAATCACAGAAGCTGTAAACGCATACATTGGCTTCCCTAAAGAATTAGGAGAAGGCTTAGAAACATCTATGAGACGTGATGCCTTCAAAGCAGGAGTTGAATGGTTTAAGAAAGCTCTTTGGCACGAACGAGACGAAGAACCTACAGAGGAAGGTGTGATAGCCAAATATATAGCTCACGACGATATCCTTGACAGTGCATGGGTAACGTGCCAAGACTGGGTGGTAGACAAGAAATATTTAGTTGAGTACGGACACAAGATAGGGGCTTCAAAAAAAGAAATTGAAGATTCGACTATGTGGATTGGAAAAGGCTTCGACAAGTGGTGCTACCTTGCCGACTTGCTGCCGAAAGGAGGTGAGGAATGAAAAAAAAGATTGAAGTCAAAGCTTGCTACTATCTCGGCAAGAAAGATTGGCAGTTTATGTTATTGCCTACAATTGGCGGTGACTACCATCGAAATCTCCTGACAATAGGATTTATATGGTTGTTTTTCGTTTTTTATGTGCGTATTGATTATTCAAGTAAATAACAATAATTATGATTAAAGCAGAAGACCTGAGAATAGGAGACGATATTAACATCGAGCCTATTCCCTTAACCCCAAAAATCCTCGAAAAGAACGGGTGGGAGCGAGATAAACTGGTGTCATACATCTATGGTCACAAAGCTCACTTCATCGAAGTTATCTGCACTCCTAATAGTGAATGGATGTATGTTACTTTTAAAGGTGAAACCATACACAGGATAAAGTACGTCCACGAACTTCAGCACATACTTTGGGCACTGGGCAAGGACGCAAACTTAAAGATTTAAAACAAATACAACTATGAACAAAGAAGAAATGAAACAGTACACAGGTACAAAAACAATTAAGGCAATGCCTATGACAATGGGTGAAGCCTACGAGCGCAAGCTCTTGAAGGAAGGCGTAAGACCTTCTGAGTGTGAAACAGACAAGGCTGGCTACCTTGTTGAATATGAGGGTGGCTATCAGTCATGGTCTCCTGCCGAGCCATTTGAGAAGGCTTACAAGCTATCAGAAACATTCCTCGACAGACTGTGTATCGAATACACAGAACTGATGGAACGTGCAGAGAAATGCAATGATTTCCTTGCTTCAAACAAGGTTAAAGTGTTGGACAGGACCTCTCAAGCTCTGCTGTCTGTACAAAGCGGATTGATGTATCAATACAGTTTTGTCTTGGGAGACCGAATGTCTATTGTGCGTAAGGAAAAGCCTGTACTTGCCACTTTTACATTCGGCACAGCAGTACTTCTCCTTGAGGCTGGCATGGCTGTGCGTAGAGGAGGATGGAACGGCAAAGGATTGTTCGTTGTCAAGCAAGTACCATCGCGCATCACAGCCGACATCATCCCTAACATGCAGTCGCTTCCTCAGTCTGCCAAGGACATCATCATGGCTCGCAAGGAACCACATATAGACTACAGCAATCAGATGCTTATCATCAATCCTGACGGACGTGCCGACTCATGGGTTCCGTCTTCGAGTGACGTGTTTGCGGAAGACTGGGAATTGGTAACTGTGTAAACAAAACTACAAAGAAATGAAAACGTATAAATGGAAAGTCGCCGCTTTTGTGGCGTGGGTTGTTGTAACGCTCATTGTTATCAGCGTTGCGCTGAGAGGCGTAAGCAAAGCTGATACAGCAACAAATCTGATAAGCGTAGCAATCCTTTTATTTTGGACGCTTTTGTCCTTGGCAACGAATTGTCTCACTTTTAAAAACAATAAGAACAATGAGTAAATTTAAATCAATGTGTATGTTTTTGCTGCCTATAACAGCATTGTGTTTAACCTCTTGCAGCGAACGTGTAGATGCTGGCTCTGAAGGCATTCTTGTGAACCTTTACGGCTCTGACAAGGGTGTGGATGATGTGAGTCTCGTTACGGGTCGTGTATGGTATAACCCGTTTACGGAAGAGGTCTATGAGTACCCGACATTTGTACAGACAATCGATTATCCTGCATTTACCGTCAACGCTAAGGATGGTTCAGAGTTCACAGTTGACCCGACTGTCTCTCTCAAGATGATTGACGGCAATGCGCCGAAGGTGTTCAAGAAATACCGCAAGGAACTCGGCGACATTGTTAACGGAACTCTCTTCAATTACGTTAAAGATGCCTTCCGTATTCAGCTTAACAAGTACACCACCGACCAGATTGTCAGCAACCGTGATATAGTCGAGCGTGCTATAGAAACACAGCTAAGTGAAGCACTCGCTAACGAGCACTTCCATCTTGAACAGCTCACGTCCGGACTCAAATATCCAAACTCTATCGTGCAGGCTGTCAATCAGAAGAATAAGGCAATCCAAGAAGCACAGCGAGCACTCAACGAAGTAGCCGTAAAAAAGGCTGAGGCAGAGAAAATGCTTGTACAGGCTCGTGCCGAGCGTGAAGCCAACGAGCTTAAATCTGCAAGCCTTACTCCTGCTATTCTCAAAAAAATGTGGATTGAGAAGTGGGACGGAAAGCTTCCTGTTTATGGAAACGTGCCACAGATTATGATGACCAAGTAATTAACCCTCTCCCTGGTGACAGCAGGGAGAGATAAATAAACAAAGATGAAGAATGTAATGCAAGGGGATTGTCCGTGCTGTCCTTATGCGGACCTATATGGTGGATATTGTAGTTATTATCACTTTTTTCCTGCCAATATCAATTTCGGAGAAGCAACATGCCGTTGTGAAAATTTAAAACCAAGAAAGGAAGAAGGGAAATGAACAGTCGACAGCGAAATAAATATGCTTATGTGATGAACGAATGTGCCCACAATAAGACTTATATAGAGCAAGAGCCGTATGGTGACTACTATGTTCCTCGTGAAGTCTTCAAATGTGCAAGACAACCGCAATTCAGCGAAAATTTCAGTGATGAGTTCCAAGACTGCTCTTCAGACATATGTAGAACATGCAAGTCCTTCACTCTCTCACGCAAAACAATGAAACTTGCGAGAGAACGCAGGGATTATGATAGATATATGAACAGAAATTATTATAAAATAAAAGAACAATGAAGTTTATAGAAGTAATTTCTGATACACGTGATACTGTTAGTATTCCAGTATCAGACATCAAGGAAATCCATGATTGGTGCGGTGGAAATAGTTCCGTCCTAACAGTACATGGTGAATATTACTATAGTGGACTTTCACGTAAACAACTTATAGAAAAAATCAAAAATTTGTAACTATGTCAACATCTGATTTTTCACACATTGGTCTTAAGCGACCAGTAGAACATAATAAGCAGCCAAACCGCATAATATACTTCGGTACTGATGGCTGTGTTGGACATTATCCTTTGGGAATCAATTTTAATCTTACACGAAAAGAGTATAAGGATTTTCAAGAGATTGACAGAATCATAACTGATGAGGTTTTAAATGAGAACACTGGAACCTTTCTACGTTACTTGTCAGACGGAGTACCTTACACATGTTACGGTGTCCCTTACTCTCCAGATGATGAACGTCCAGGTAGTAAGACTATCGTATTAGTTGAATATGGTACTGTACAAGAAGTAAAGGATGCAATCTTGCAAAACCCTTTCCTCTTGAATAAGTTCAAGAAAGTAAAAGAGAAGTATAAACTTAACATCGATTTTTTGGAGGACAAAAAATGATGGAGAATATAATTGACATGGAGGGATTGTTATGAATGTATTTTTTATAAAAGAGGATGAGGAAAACTCCATATTGCAATATGAAACATGCCCTTACAATAATATTCCTCGTATAGGTGAAGAAGTTATCATTAATAACAAATGGTATCTTGTAGAAAATATAGTAAATAGATATAAAAAACTGACAAACTTTACATTTACAAATGTATATGTTTATCTTAAAGAATTGGAGGATTGATTATGACAAGAAAAGAAGCAATGGCTTTCGCTATCAGTGTAGGAAAGCCAATAAGACATAACTCATTTTCAAAAGATGAGTTTGTTCGATATAAAGGAAAGAAGTTAGTTGACGAAGAAGGAACTATCCTTCCTCAACAAGAGTTTTGGGCTATCCGTTCAGGTAGCTTTTGGGAAAATGGATGGGAAGAATATAAAAATAGTTGATTATGAACAGAGAACAAGCAAAAGAGCTGCTGCCTATTATACAGGCATTTGCGGAAGGTAAAACTATACTGGTACAAGAAGATATTGATTGGTGCTATCTGGGCGATGATGCTGATTTTAATTTAAATCCGCTAAGATACCGCATCAAGCCAGAACCCAAGTACCGCCCATTCGCCAACGCAGAAGAGTGTTGGCAGGAAATGAAAAAGCATGAGCCATTTGGGTGGGTTAAAACAGACGAAGGGTATGAACAAATTTGGCATGTAAATAAAGGTGACGATTTCAATGCAACATTGAAAACTAGCACATTCGCTGACGGCACGCCCTTCGGCATAAAGGAGGAATAATTATGGATAAAAACGTTTGTGATAATACGTTAGTCTTTGGTAGCTGCTATATTAGAAGCTGTATTGAAGTGCCTTCTTTGACGGCAGGAAGGGCTAAATGGAAGGCTTTTTATAATAAGTTCCCTTGGCTTAAAGGTCAACCTTTCTATCTTAGACGTTCATGCTTCTGGGATGGAGGTGAAAGAAATTTGAAGGCAATAAAGATAAAACTTAAAAAGATATAGTTATGGCATGGGTAGCAAAAGATTATATTGGTGAATGGATATTCAACTGTAAGCCTGATATGTGGGCTGGTGATTGTGTTGAGCACAACTATTGGTTGCCACAAGATAGAAACGGAGCCTATGGTTTCCTTCTTCCTAATGGCAGCATAAAGAAGCTTATCGGACGAGAGCTTAATTGGAATGATGAACCTGTAAAACTTAAGGAGGAATAATCATGATATACAAAGCAAAAGAAGGAAGCAAGGCTTTCGAGTACATCAAGAGCGTTTGCGAAGCTGAAGACAGAGAGTTCAAGGCTTATATTGAAAGAGTGGAAGAAGCTGTCGGATTTGAGTTAAATAAATTTGGTGGCTACATGCCAGACTCCACGCTAACCAGGATTTGCAAAGTCACTTCCATCTTAGTAGACAAGGAAAAATGGGAGCAGTTTGACAAAAAGCTGTGGAAAAAGGAAGAGGTTATCGAAGATTATGTACGAATAGTTCCCATCAAAAGAACTAAGCAAGGCAAGGCTATTAGTGCTGTCTTCTCCTCATATAACGCAGTCACAAACTGTTTCCAAATTCTCGAAGAGTTAGGACTGAATGAAGGAAGCGGAAATCGTATAACATTACCCCAACTTCTCTACACAAATGGACATTGTTTTATCCGTTTAGGCAACAATGTTCGAGCTGACAAGGATAATCCAGACCTTGTAGAAATCACAATGTCTGAGTACGAACGTTTAATTGGAGAATAGCGTATGAAATTTTTGATATTGAGAAAATTACATGGTGAAATGTATGGCTTATATCGGGCCAATAAGCATGGGGCTATAGCTTTTTTACGCAAAAAAGACCTTATTCAGCTTCGAGAAGATATTAATTCACTATTAGAGGAGAAATAGATGGCAAACACTATTGCCCTAATTTCTACGAGGTAAAAATTGTGAATGAAGTATATAACGTTAAAACAAAACATTATGAGAACAATAAAATTTCGTGGCAAAGATGTCTTCACAGACGCTTGGCGATATGGTGACTTGGTTCACAACCAAAAAGTGACAACAACAGGCTTAGAGCCTCGTACTATGGTTGGTGGGTATGAGGTAAATCCCGAGACTGTTGGACAGTTCACTGGACTGAAAGACAAGAACGGCAAGGAGATTTATGAGGGGGACGTGTTGCGCTCCGACGAATATCCGTACAGCTGCCTTGAAGACGGTGTGCGCGACAACTATTTTGCCGTAGTGTATTATTATGAGGAGTATGCCCGTTTCGTAACAGTAACGATAAAAAATCCCGTATCTAACGTAGGCGGCATTTCGGAGGGTAACCACGGAGATGTTTCGCGGGACGAAATGATGGACTTTGAGGTTGTCGGCAGCGTCTACGATAAGGAATGGCAGGAGAAGTTGAACCTAAAAAACGAATAGCTCTATGAAAGAAAGCAAAAAGTATTTATGGCTCGCTTGTGATAGAGACAATACGCTCGTGCTGTTTCCGGATAAGCCGTTCCGTGACAAGTGGTTTGGATTCTGGTGTAAATTCAAGAACGGCATGTATTGCTGCAATGATGAAATGACCGTAAGAGAATATGAAAACAACAGGTTTGTCGTTCCTCGGAACTTTAGTAACTTGTCTTGGGAAGACGAACCTGTTAGGGTAACATTGAGTCTTGAACCGGAAGTAATAGCCTCAGACGACGCAACAACGAATTAAACGAATTTACGAATTTAATAAGGATTTATAGAGACGAATGAAAGCAAGATTAGCAAAGAAGATAATTAAGGCGAGTGCTACTTATTGTTTCTATTGTAGAAATTGCGACACTCACAGTAGATTTAAGTATCATCCGTATTGGACAAGTCACTGGAACCGCTATGGTTCTCAGATGAAATACGTACCAACAGGTGTTTGGAGGTTAGACCAACGCTTGAATGCAGCTTTGCGACGGCTGCCTCAATATACACAGAAACTGTCGTGTGCTGTTGAGGCAAAACTAATGGAGATAAAAAGAAACAGGCTACACAAGAAGTTGGAACGAGCAATAGCCCGACAAAGCTTTAGGGAAGGGAATAGTAATGAGAATGTATCCTCATCAATCGACGGAAAAATGGAATGTCTATAACGGCAACCTATTAGACCGGAAAGCGAGTCGTGAACTGACCATGCTCTACAAAAGACGCATGGAAGAGGAAAAGAGCAAGGGGGAGTTTGTCCCTTATAGGACTTACTTCCGCTGCTCAAGGTTTGAAATTAAAGAATATACAATATGGAAAGAACTATAATATACAGAACACAGCGTACCGTTACAGACGTACGCACAAAGGGAGGTATGAAGGCACATATTTGTGTGTATGGCGAGATAGCAAGAGTGAAGGGCAAAGGTTTTTGGATTTTCAAGCTGCCCGACAGATACATACGCAGAACTTGGCTAATGGAGTACGTGAAGACCGTGAGAGGGACTTACGTGCCCATTAAGTGTTACTTGAAAAGGCTTTCATTCGAGAGTGCCAAGCGAGTAATGAAAGTGGAGAACATAATGGAGGAGGAACTTAAAGCAAAGTGTCATGAATATAAGAAGAAGTCTGGTAAGGCAGAATAGAAACCTGCTTGCTGTGCATCCTGACGTGATGAAACGGACGATGGATGCAGTGAACGACCAGTGCTCGCTGTACTATATCATCATCGGCTCGGTATATAACCTGGCACAAAGTTCGATGCTCGACGCTAAGGTGATGCTGGAGGAGACAAAGCACTGGAAACATGAGGTGAAAAGAGACGTGAACAAGGCTCTTGCTGCATACGACACGTGGAACTCGAAGATGAAGGTGCAACTGCGGGACAGGTATCAGATGTGGCTTGACATATCGGACGACGTGGCGGAGAAGATGAAGATGCACGTACAGAAGCTAAAGTGGAGCTACGATGCGGTGCTGATGAAGCATAATGACACGGAGCATCTGCTGAAGGCACATCTGTTGACTGCGTTGACGATGAACGACCTCGCATTGTCGACGTTCAGAAAGTACATAGCCGACGGATCCGAGAAGACAAAGGTGGATATGAGTCTGCTGTTTTCGAAGGAAAGTTCGTTCGAAGATGTTGCGAAGAACTGGGAGAAAGCTGTGAGGAGGGTACTGAAATGCAGTGGCGGAGACATTGACTGCAACAAAGACAGCAACTGCGTGTTGGCTGCGGACATCATAAGCAGGAAACTGGCTGACTTCAAGATGTATGAGGAGGCCTGCGGATATGGCGCTGAGTATAATCCCGAGGTGATAGAGAAATACATTGACGATTGACGCAAAAGCGGATAGAGAGGAATGAATCCTGCCCTATCCGCTTTTGTTATCTTTAAGAATTTACATACCACCAAATTTTATCTGACGGATGGTCGGTGTCCTCGTCGAGGAGGAAGCTGCGTGCGAGTTCGCATGACTTCTGCAACAGCCGGCTACGGTCACGAAACCACGAGCGGAGGGTTTCAATATGATTGGAGTACATGAGATTGACCGTGACGCAGAATTCCCAGAAGTTGTAGTCGTCGGGCAGGGTGAGATACATCTTGTCATAGGCTGCACGTATGTCCTCGTAGGGGAAGAACGGTGCATAGGACTTGTGTGTGTCGTCGCAGAAATAGTACATTCGGGCGATGGCTGCTCGTGCATCAGCTTCGTTGAAGTGATGGTCGTTGTCGAGTAGGTAGAGCATCTTGTGGAGAGCTGCCTCCATTTCTTGGTCGGTCATTCCGCATGTGTTGTTGCGGAGACGTGACGCTGCGCTATCGAAAGCGTCAGCAAGTAAATTGCGTACATTCATAGCTGCTTGTTTTTTGTGAAGGTTCGACATATTATATGCGCAAAAGCGTAGACATAGAGTGCTATTGTCATGACGATTAAGATAAAGTCGGCATCGTACATTTCGTTGCTTATGAGCCACGAGCGGTAATATATGCGAATGGCGTTGGTGCCAATGATGTAGAGGAACGGTATGCGCCAAATCCAACACAGCTTAAAGAAGTGGCTTGCAGGGAGCATGAAGACTACGGGGAAGATGTAGACCATGAAATAGAGGTAGGCGATACACTCCTCGTTCTCACGTATGTCTATGAGTATCTCACGTGGGTTGTCGTGAAAGCTGTATACTCCATACCAATGACAGAGCATAAGGAGGATAGGCACGTACCTTAGAGACTTCGCATAAAAGAAGAATATTGAGCGGTTGAGGACTACGTTCACCTCTGTTGTTGCTGAATGTTTCATAAGCCTATCTTTTAAGAAAATGTAAAGATAGCGAAAATAAAAACAAAGTGTAAGCGTTTATAAAGATTTTATAAACAAATGTACGGTTTTATTGATTTAAAGCAACAAAAAGGGCGAAGAGGTTTTATTTCTCTTCGTCCTTGATAACTTTCCCGACAATCCATTTATTGTCGTATGTTTTTATCCATCTGTCTAACCATTCGAGGGCAGAAAGGAGGTCTTTGTGTTCGACGGACGGTGCGCCAGGGATTGTGGAAAACTCGCCATAAGACACTCGCCAAAGGTTTTCGGGGGTCTTGATGATGGTGAGCGGTGAGCGGTAGGTCTGACGCTCGTTGTACGTTCGGACATTTGGAGGAAGGTTCTTGAACATGCGATGGTAGCGTCTATCGGGATGCCCTTCTTCCTTTGCGAGAGGGTCGGGAGGGATGGGGTCTCCATCACGCTCCAACTTCTCCACTACTGCATCACGGACATACTTGGCTCGCTTGCCTCTCAATGCGTCAAGCCGTTCGTAGACAGCTGGCTCCATCCAAAACGTCATACGCTGCGTGTATTGCTTGACGGTGTTGCGAGGGGCGTGGCTGACGGCTCGCTTGCGGATATAACGCTCTATCTCAATGAGGTTGCCCTTGTGGTCACGTCGGTAGGCAAGGATGAGGTTTTGCGTTATCTTGTTGTAGACTTCTGCTTTCTCGCTCTCGGGATAGTCAGCCATGAGCGACTTGATGATAGTCTTGAGCTGTGTCTCGCCTTGATAGGAGACTTCCGTGCGGTCGAGTTCGAAAAGGTCGTCGTATATTACTATTATTGATTTCATACGGTTTTGGTTTAGTTTGTAAAAATGGAGGGAGGAGGTTTGTGCCTCCTCCCGTGGTGTAGCCTTATCTTCAGCAAGAAATAATGATGCAGATAATGATAATGACAACTACACACCAATCTTGTGTTTTCATATATCCTCCTTTCTTTTGTGCAAAGATAAATAAAATTATCGAGTCGGGTCGTTAACTTCGGGTGAAACATCGCCAATGGCTTTAATGTCAGACACGCTGTCGTCTTCGGTGAAGAACTTGACGTGCATGTGCTCATCTATATGCGCCATTGCGACGATTTCTTCTCGTTCGTCGGACACAAGGCAGATGTCGCCTCGTACCTCTGACTGCTTGCGGAGATACTTGATTGTAGCGTCCTTGACTGCGAGGAGGTTGAGTTCTCGTGTGATAGTTTCACCTGTCATAGGGAAATGGAATGTGAATTTCTTTTTCATAGTTGTATCGTTTTAGATTGCTTGTGATTTATTTTGGTTCAGTCCGATGAAGAACTTGTGCTTGTTCATATCGGCTACGAAGTAGTAGGAATTGCCATCGAACGGAAACGTCTGTTCGACGTTCTTGGCATAGACATTGTCTTTGGCGAGTGCCCTGTTTGTGATGTCGTTGATGAACAGCCACTTTTCCCTTTCTGTATCGAACTCACGAGATATGTCTATACGGCTGTCGAACAGGGAAAATCGGACTTCGATGAGTCCGAAGTCTTCGGTGTAGCCCGCAAAGCATCGTCGGATATGGCTGCGCAACCGTTTACGGCTTGCTTGTGAGCCTGCTGCTTGATATAGAGTATGCAGTTCTTCAGAGACTTCTGCTTATCCTCGTAGCGTTCACGGAAATTGGCGTCTTGCTGAGCCATTTCTCCTAACTTCTTTTCAAGATATTCCTGTATTGTCATATTGCTAAGTATTTACAATTGTTTATATTCTGCTCGTCGGACAACGAATTGCACCAATCCGTAGTGGCTGCTTCGTTTATCTGTGCGAGGTTCGCCTGTGGGTATGCTGCATGCAGTACGCTGTATGCTCGCTCGCTGTAGGTATCATCCGTGAGCGGTCGGCTCATAATGATATTGTAGAGGTGCTGATAGCTTGTCATAGCGTTTCGATTTCGTATCCGTAAAAATCATCTGCTGACAACACTATCTGTTCGTTGTTGTACTGCTCGGCTATTATCCGCTTCGCCTCCTGGGCATCTGCTGCGTCGACCTCCACCTTTCGGGAGAGTGTTTCGACAATTACTACTGTGTACTTCATATTCGTATGTTTTTGATTAATATTTGTGGCTGCTTCGACCTCGCATCGAAGTGGAGTGGCTTAAACCACATTCAGCCTGTCAGTTTAGTTCTCTGTGATGATATACTCGAAGTATACTTCACTTGACTTGGTAAAGACTTTAATGCGGACATTCAAGCGCACATCTTCGTCAATCAAGTTTTCATTATAGCTGTCTTCTATTGTACGTGCCCATTCCTCAATCTGCTTTGTCTCTCTATCGTCTATTGTGCTTTCGAATGAAATATGAACGTAGTTGTTGTAATATTCGGCTTTTGCGACTTTGTCACAGATGAAACCGACGTACCTGTTTCCTTGCTCCACGTACTCGCTATTATCGAATAGGTCGTCGAATAGAGTGTCGCTGCATATGTCCTTTTCATTGATAGGACATGGAATAATGTTTGTCTTCATAAATCATTCCTCCTTTCGTTTAAAGTTACATCCGATATTTCTGCACATACCACCCATAAACATATGGCAGTAGCCGAGAAACCAAAATTTACATTCCTTGTTTTCGTTGTTCTTCTTCATAATTGTAATGTTTTATTGTTAATAGTTCCGTTGTCGGTGTCGCTCCGAATTGGTTTCTGTCCCCAACGGATTGTTTATCGCCTTATGGCTGCTGCCCTGCCGTGTGTCTGCCTGAGCATTACAAGAACCTCTCGTTTGATTATCTTGTTAGGCAGGGTGCGGAGGTATTTCTCAAGAGTCTGCTTTGTCCAAAAGTGGCGTGTGGTCTCTCGCCCTTCGACTATCTTGCGAAAGAACCACATCGTTCCTGCCACTTCCATTGACAAGCCTACTTCGTAGGTGATGCCGTTAATCTTTATCATTACGTTCGATGTTGTGCGACCATTCGTAGAGACGTTCGAAGTGGTCTGAACCTGTATAAGTGTCGATGTCTCCGTACTCGTCGATGTCGTTCATCAGCAAGCGCACGTCTTCTTTAATCTGCGCTCTGTCGTACTCTGCGTCTGTTGTTTTCTTTGTTGCTACTGCTGCAAGTGCTGTGCTTGCTATCAATGCTGCTATTAATAACTTGTTCATAGTCCAAATATCTTTTGTTTTAAATCATCTATTATTTTTATGTTCTCGGTTGCATAGGCTTTCGCCTTGTTGCTTGACTTTGCACGGTTGAGAAGTGCTGTGAGTTCGTCTCGATAATTAGTGAGTATCATTCGAAGCATTATCGCATCAGCGGTACTCAACAGAACTTTCCGTGTCTTAGGGGACTTGGGGGCGGCAGCCCCCTTATCTTCTGCTTTAGTCTTCATCCCAGTGCCTCCCTACATATACTCCACCTACATAGTTGACTATCGCTGAGAAGACAATAAGCAAAATCCATAAATCTGTTGTCATAGCTGTAATGTTTTGAGGGGTTAATGTTTTGTTGAATATCTACTACAACCGCTCCATCCGTTTGGGTTGCCGTTAGCTTGACAAACTATCTTGTCAAAGCAAGAATTAATACTGCTGAAATAGAATTGCGCATATTTGCAATCTACACAACAAATCTCTTGTGCTAATGTTATCATATCTGTATGTTTTAAAAGTTAGTTCCGTGTCGGGTCTCGAACCCGATGTGCGCCTGTCGCTCACGGATAATAGACTTTAGAGTCTCTTGAGAGCAGCTTCGATGTCTGCGACTTTTTCGTCCTCAATCTCCGATATTTTTTGTAATATCACGTCCAAGTACTTTCCACATCTCTTTTTTCTCCATAATTATATAGTGTTAATGATTATTGATGTTTGCGAAGCCTTGGAGGGGCATCGCCCCTCCTTATCTTCGGTTAGTCTTCCTTATCTTCCCAAAGTTCGCCTACTGCTGCGTCTATTGCTTGCGGTAAGAGGTAACAGCGAATCGCAACGTCAATGCCCTCTGGGTCGTCTCTTTTCAGTTCCCCCCATTCTTCTTCGACTTCTGCGATTAGTTCGGAGTTGTGGCAAATGTTCTCTTCTGCTTTCCAAGCACTAAATGTATAGCTACCGCTGCCGTTGCCTGTCACACTGTCAACCGTCCAAAGTTCATCCTGTAGTTTTTCTTTGAGTTCGTCGGCATTCTCATAGTCTGCGAAGTCCACGTTGTCGTTGATGTAGTCCTTTACATCTGCTGTCACTGCTGATAAATAATCGTACTTCTCCATAATCGTATGTTTTATTGTTATTGATGTTTGTTTCTTGATTACGCTTGCAAAGTTAACGTATATGAGTTACACATGCAAGTTTTTCAACGAGAAAATGTAACTTATTAACGTTACTTAACCAAAAGCAAATAGTAACGTATATTCGTTTAAAACTTGTTAAGAATTTAACGTAATAATACTACATAATAATTATTATGTGTATATTTGCAGAAAACAATATGTAACGTAATAAAAATAATATATGAGAATAAAAGAAGTATTAAGAGAACGAGGTGTTACACAAGACGAAATAGCAAAACGGCTTGGTATTAATCGTGTGTCTGTAAGTAGATTATTGAACGAGAAAAACGATATGCGAGTGTCAACTGCTGTGAAATTTGCAGAAGCTATAGGTTGTAACGTAGGCGAATTGTTCGAAGAAGCGAAAGACGTGGAGTTTGCAGCTTTCGTCCGCTACAATGGCATCCATTACACCGCCGATTCTCTTGAAGAGTTCAACAAGATTGTAGAAGAAATAAGAAGTATAGTGAAATGAAGTGGAAATATTTCGGATATATATGTGCAATAGGCATATTAATATATCTCTTATTCATTTTCTGCGAGAGTATGCAAGACAATGGGGTTGCGTTCACCTTCCATTATTGTTTGCGTGCTCTACTGATATTTTTCGAGTGTTGTCTTTTCTTTGCAGTTACTGTATACCTTTTTACATCGCCACCGAAATTCTTAACAAAGATAGCGACAGGCAATACACCGAGACAGGTAATATGTACTATACTCTATCTTGCAATATATATAATTATCACTATAGGATATATGGAGGCAATGGGCGCTTTAAATAAGAAATACGACAATTACATACATTACAAGAAGTTCATCTATAGATTAGAAAGGAATATTTACTAAGGCGGTAGCCTCAGCAGAGGGCAGGGCGTCAGCCCTTGGGAGGCGCAGCCTCCCTTATCTCCCCATTGTTCTTCAATCTCCCTTATAGACCTTATAAAGAGATAACCCCCTTTCTCCTATATATTATATATAAGTCACTCTATCCTCACTGGAGTGGCTTTTTTGTGTTTATGCGTGTGGGTGCTTTGTGCGCAGTTAGAGAGCGTACAAGGCGTGTTTTAGTGATTTTTCCGTGTTTTTCCGACCTTCAGACCGTTTTTACAGACTTTCGCACACGATATGAGACCCTTTTTTGACCTTTGTTTGACTTTTTTGGTACAAAAACCGCTTCTTCGTGCGTACATATCTATGCTCCTTGACTGTTCATATTTTCCTTTTTTTATTTGCCCTTGGTCTCGAAAATTACGGGGTTAGACCCGAAAAGTGTTCAAAAAGTCGGATTTTTTACATTGAAGCTCCGACAAAAGGATTTGTGACTTTTTTGTGACATTGACAGCAGACGAAAAACAGCAATTTGATGCAGATTTGCGCGTATATTTGCGGTTGCAAGACTCGTATATACGCCTACAAGGTTCTTGGATGGCTTGCAATGGGCGTAGATGGCTTGCAATGGACGTGGTCTAAGCTACGAAAGGGCGGATGAAAGGGCGGATGAAAGGGCGGAATTAGCCTATTGCCAAGGCTGCAAGGCGTGTCCAAGGTATGTCCAAGATGTGTCTAAGATGCTATCCAATCATCGAAACAAAAGGCTTGTGACCCTTTTGGGTTCATGTACAAAGCGTCCAAAGTACTGAAATACAGCGTGTTGCGCTCAAGAATAACAATAAGGTAATACAATAGTAATGCTTTTTGCCATGGAATATGGGCGTTTGACGTAAGGGCGTATGAATAACGTGGCGATGTGGCTGTCTCTCTTCTCGCTGTATGTGATGATGTGGAGGATGATGAAGCGCATAGATGTGACGGTGGATGACGAGGGGAACGGCAAGGATGATGGGCATACACGAAAACGACCCCAGACCCCCACCCCCCCCTTAGGTACTGCGGACAAATTATAGTAGATAAAAGCATAGGTGTAAATGTCCTCTACCCGTCCAAATTTCCCTGGGAAAGGTACTCCGCTGATAGGAGGTTGCTCATATTTCCGCCAAAAAGATACTCCGCATGAAGGAGGTCTTCGTTACAAATTCCAAGGAAAAGGTACTCCGACAAAAGGAGGTCAAGTGTGTAATTAAAATTTTAATACGAAAAGTATGGAGAATATAGTGACAAGAATAGTTGACAAGGTTGGAACAGACAAGGTGATGCATGCAGAGGCGTGTGCGCTTATATCTTCTGTCGTGTCAGTCTATGCGCACAATGCGTTAATAGGAGCGATTGCAGCCATTGTAGTAGGCGTGTTGAAGGAGTTGTACGACAAGTCAACCGGTGAGGAATTTGACTGGAAGGATTTGGCTGCTGATGTTGTTGGTGCTGTATTCGGTGCGGTTGCAGTCGGGTTGGCAGTATAGGATAAATGATTAAAAACGATGATATATGTTTGAATTGAATAGATTTTTCAGGTTGCCATTAGGCATTAGTGAGATTTCAGGAGCGAACAATCCTCAGTGGATAGCTGCTGCTGCGAGTTTGGCAGGTAGTATAGCGGGCAGTTTGTTTGGTGGTGCTAAGGCGCGCAGGGCAGCTAAGAAGGCAGCGAGGGAGCGTCAGTATCGTGCGAATGCAGAGAAGGCTTGGTATGAGAAGGCTTACAATACGGACTACCTGGATACCAAGGCTGGTCAGAATTTGTTGCGTCGTGCCCAGGAGGTGCAGGACAACTACATTCGTAAGGCAGACGGAGCTGCTGCTGTTGCAGGAGGAACTGCGGCGAGTGCAGCTATGGCAAAGGAGGCAGCTAACAGAACGATGGGTGATGCCATTGCCAACATTGGTGCTCGTGACAGTGCGAAGAAGGAGAGTATTTCCGCTCAGCACATGCAGAATCAGATGGGCTTTTCGAAGGAGCGTGAGGATGCTTACAATCAGCAGGCCCAGAATGCGAGTGATGCGGGTCAGAACATGAGCAATGCTTTGATGAGTGCAGCTTCGATGTTGGACGGTGCCGGAAAGAAGAAGAGTCTGGATATTGACGTGAACTCTCCTGGTGCCAAGGCTGCTGGTGAAGGTTCGTTGACTCCGAAGTTCAATGATGCGGAGTACATTCACGATACTCTGTATGACAACAAGAAGTTGAAGAACGTGACGGGAGTGTAATCGAGTGTTGAATGTTAAATGTTGATTGATTATGTCGAAAAGAAAGAATAAGAGAGTTGTTTGTCCTAAGCCGAGTAAGGCGGATATTAATCGCGTGATGGAAGCAGCCGGTCTGTTAAGGGATTCGCTCATTGACGAGCAGGCAGCTGAGATAGAGCGTCTGAAGACTGCGCTTGCTGGTGTGGCGAAGGAACGTGACTGGTTTGAGCAGTGCTTGAAGTCGGCTGAGAGTGCTTTGATATACAAAGACAAGGTGATTGACAAGATAAAGAAGAACAACGCCAAGCGAGTTGCCCATCTGCGTGAGAACGTTGATATACTTGAGGAGGAGACAGCTTTTCAGTATAAGCGTGCCAACAAGGCTGATGCTTTCATCAAGCAGATTGACGGTGCTTGTGACCTTATAAAGAAACATATTGCAGCTTATGGTAGGAAGTGAAAAGGGGAAATTGAAGAAGGAAGAGGTTAATGCTGTGGGTGGTAATGAGCCTGCTGGTACTAAGCCTGGCTATGCCTCACTGGGCCTTACTAAGCCTTTGGCTGAGGGAGGTAAGGATGGTGCGCCTGCTGCTCCTTTCAATGCTTTTGCTGGTAATGGCATAGTGGGCAGGTTCGGGCCTGTGGGTGACAAGGCCTCACTAAGCCTTTCTGAGCCTACTAAGCCATTGAATGGGGGCGCTTCTGCGCCTGTGGGTGATGGTGCTGCTAATGTTTCTGTTGTGCAGAATGCTCCTACGTTTCAGAAAGACGACACCAAGAAGGACGGAGGGTTCTTCGGTTGGCTTGGCGGTTTGATAAAGAAACGTCCCGGCATAAGGAGTGGTGAGAGTGCGGACGAATACGACGAGCGTATGACACGTAACAAGATGCGCATTGCTACGCTTGCTGACGCTATAAGACACATGGGCAACATCTACAACACTTCGAAGGGAGCGCCTTTGCAGAGGTTCAACAATCCTGTGGAGGGATTGCAGAAAGGTCTGCAGCAGAGGAAGAACGAACGGGCACGGCAGGCAGCGTTGGAAGCGGACGCTGCGTATAAGAATGCCAACCTACGCATGAAGCAGGCATCAGCAGATGCAGACAGAGCTTATAAGGCTATGAACATCGAGCTGAAACAGAAGGCTGGCGAGCGTGCAGACAAAGCGGCTAAGGCCATGGATGAGTATCGTAAGGGTATGCTTGGCATTCAGGAGGGTAACTTGAAGCTATCGGGCGAAAGGCTTGGCGAGACCAAACGCCATAACAAGGCTCAAGAAGGCATCAGCGCAAGCAGACTGGCTTTAGCAAGAGCAAAGGAGGCACGTGTGGCTGGAGGCTCGGGAAGCGGTAGTAGTGGCGGTGTTGGCGGAGGCTATGGCTATGCTACTCCGTATGGCCGATTGGCAAGCAAGAAACAGCTTACGCCTCAGCAGGAATTGCAGGCTTGGAATGAAATGCGGCGTATTGGCATGATTACTCCTCAGAAGCAGCGTGAGCTGGTGCTTGCGCTGAACGGATATACTGCAAGTGACGGCACGGTAGTGAAGCCGAATATGTCGCAAGCACGCAAGATAATACAAGGCGCTATCAGTTATGGTCTGCTTGACAGCTCTGGCAAGGGCGAGTCGTTGAGAAAGACATTCAGAGACGGTTTTGGCTATACGGACGTAAGGACGAGCGCGACAGCCCAGCGAGGCGTGAACACTTCGGGCAAGAAGAAGGTGCGCAATGTGACGAAGACGGTATCGAAGAGTCAGGCGAAACAGATTAGGGAACAGCGCAAGGGCGCCAATCCTATCAGATGGCAAGGCTCGGGCAGTAAGCCGAAGCCCCAGAGCAAGCCTACGAACAAGGGCAGGGGTACAGACTGGAGTCAGTATGTGAAGTAACTATATAAACAATAAAATATGCCAGATAACAGATATTATTATTTCAAGGATGCCAAGGGAAACAGGCATACTGTGAACAAGGCAGCGTTTGACAATGACAGGGAGGGTTTTGCGAAGGCTTTCCCAGGTGCCCGTATGGAGGTGATAGACCGCAAGACGGGACGTAGAGGTGATGTTGACGTGAAGGATGCGGGCAGGGTCGGTGACTTCGGTGCGCATCTGTTTACGGGACAGACCGTGAGAAGGGAAAAGTATCAGCCTAAGACTTCTTTAGGTAAGGCAGCGCTGAGGGTTGCGCAGAAAAAGTGGGGAAAGGAAGAATCTGGTGCTGAGCCTGGCTATGCCTCTTTAGGCCTTACTAAGCCTTTGGCTGAGGGAGGTAAGGAGAGTGCGCTTGTGAAAGGGCTTAGGGAGGCTGACGCCTTGAAAAGACGCGATGAAGAGCAGATGCCGATAGACTACACGAAGCCGAGTGCTGTGAAACAGATGGCGGGCAGAACACGCAGAGAGCAGCAGACGCTCGAAAGACGAATGGAGCAGGCTGGACGTGAAGCAGGCAAGGACGTAATGAAACCATTGCGTGAGAAGGAGGCACGTCTGAAAACTCCCGTTGTGGATACAGGCGACGCGAACGTAAACGCCCACGTTATAAACACCCAAGAGCAAGCAGAGCGCCAATTGGCAGAGAGCGGTTTGGAGTTTGCCAACAAACACCTTGACGACTATGTGTCGGACAATATACTTAATGAGTTCAAGACGGCAACAACGAAAGGTGCAGCAGCAGAGTCGGCGTTAAGCAAGGCGTCTCCATTTGCTTATATGGCAGCAGGAAAGGCGTATAATGAAGCGCTTGACCCCGACAAGCTCTTGAAGCATCTGCAAGAAAAGGCAAATGCGGACATTGCAAAAGTCCTGTCACAGCCGAAGATGCAGGAGGAGATAGGGCTGAAAGCAGCAGCCTACGGCATCAGCCCAGAGGAGTATGTAGAAAAGAGTCTCATTCCTGGACTGCAAGCGAAATTGGCAGCAGACTTTGACAAGAGCGAGTTGAGCCGTAGTATGCCGAAGAGCACGGCAGAATACATTCTTCGTGGAGTAAACGAGTCGATGCTTGGCACTATCATGTCTATGGGCATGACATCGAAGAAGCAGAGACAATACGCTCAGCAGGGTATGGCTATGACGGATAATGGGGAGAACCCTGATGTAAATCCTGGTATGGCCGCGAGAGTGGCACGAGGCACATTGGGCTTTGTTGCGGACGCCCCAGTATTTGGTGCAGCAGGCAAGGCAGGTGCAGCCGTAGCTGGCAAGGTATTCGGTAATGGTGTGGCACAGACAGCGAGGATTGCGAACAGTACTTTAGGTGGTCGTATAGCACGTATGGCAGGTTCGGGCATGGTAAGTCAGGGCATTACTGGTGTGCTGTATGGCTCGACGAATGCAGCTGTGCAGAACTACTCTACTGGCGACGACACTTCTATTGGCAATACCGTAAAGGTGATGGCTATGGGCGGTCTTTCTGAGGGCGCGAGTTGGGCAACCATGGGCGGTATTGGCGGTGCTGTAGGAGCTGGAATCTATAACGTAAGTGGCGTGAAGCGTATTCCAGCCAAGGCGTTCCAGTTGGCGATGGAAGGAATAGGTATGCACATAGGCGGCAATGTGGCCAAGACTATAGAGGGGCACGATACAGACTGGACGAGCATTGAGGGTAACCTTGAGGCTTGCGCCAACGTCGTAGCCTTGAAGCTGACACACGCAAGACTGCCTAAGCGCCAGAGCAAGGACGGCATAAAGGAAAGCTACCTTGATATGGTGGCGAGAAACATTAATGGTCTTATGACATCGGACGGACAGAGAGCAGCCTTTGGTGGATATACCTTCACTAATGAGGAGAAAGAGCAGCTGTTCGGAAGCGCGTCTGCGCCGAAGCGCAATGAATCAATCTATGGATATGACGCACACAACAATCCGCTGACGAGAAAAGAGAGTCTGACATCTTGGGCAATGCGAGCAAAGAAGACCGCAGCCAAAGGGAAAGGCGAGGAGTCGTATAAGGACACAGACGCTGAGTTTGTGAAGACTGCCTACGACGAGATAATGGCAGACAACACCATTCCTTGGGACACAAAGGCTAAGTTCTCGGCTTTGGTTATGGGCACCGTTCCTTCGGCACGTCCGATGATGGAGAATTGCCGTATTGAAGGCGGCTCTGTGAACGAATACAGCAAGAATGGAGAACTGCTGTCGAAGAACAGCTTCAAGAGCATTGACGAGCGTAACTCCATTATTTACTCGCTGAACATGAAGCGTGAGGATCAGCGTCTGAGCAATGCCTATGGTGCTGCACAGATTAAGGATGAGAAGACGGCACAGGCAACTCTTGAAGCTGTAGCAGAGGCTAACGGCATGACTGCAGAGCAGTTGAAGGCTGCAATGGACAAGCAACCGCTTAGACGCAGCGATGAAGAACAGAACGCTTGTGTGGCTCTGAGAAAGGCTTACGAGGACGAGCAGTTTGTACCTGGTACGTTGCATGCAGAGCAGTCGAACACTGAGGGCAAGGACGTTGTGGAGGAGAACGGTCTGGGTACTGAGACTCCTAACAATGAGGCTGCGTCTGAGGTGCTTGGTGACCTTACGAAGACGGAGGATGCCTTGCAGGCAGCTATGGACAGCAACGACGTGCTGAAGGAAGAATACGAGCGTATGCAGAAGGCCGGCATGAGCAATCCGCAGATTTATATGGAGCTGTTCAACGCGGGACTGACACAGGAGCAGCTTGCGCCACTTGCTGACTATATCAACGCCCTCTCAAAGGCGCAGGGTATGTTCAAGGGTACGCAGGACAAGATTGTGGAGACGACACAGAAGCACGTCGGCCAGTGGAGCTATAAGGGCGAGCTGAACGGCGAAAAGCAGAACGGCGAGCAGATGGTGTTCGTGAAGGACGACAAGGGTAGGGTGCTGATTGTCGGAGCTGGAGACGTTGCGTTTGATGGTGAAGGCAGAGTACGTGACGGTGATATGCTGACGGTGTATGACCCTGCTACCCGTGAAATGGACTTCGTGCATGCAAAGGACGTGACACTGGAACGTACCGCGTCAAGCGAAGAGTATGCGAAGGACTATCAGCGACAGCTGGAGGAGTTGAACTCTGAGGTGTATGCGGCAATGCAGCAGGATAGTAAGCCTAACGAAGCCTCTCTAAGCCAAACTAAGCCTGGGGAACAACCTGTGGGCGAGGAAGGTAATGAAGCCTTACTGGACCTTACTAAGCCGACTGAGCCTGTGAGTGAGAAAGAGATTACACCTGTGGGTGAGGAGCCTGTTGCTACTCTTGCGGACGGTACGCCTGTGCCGATGATGAAGGACTCGAAAGGTCGTGAGACTGCTGACTACTCGCAGATGAGTCCTGAGCAGGGTGCGGAGTGGATGTCTTCGCAGTTTGGCGAGAATGCTGAGGCTGCTGTAGACGGACAGATAAAGCGAGCCGAGAAGACGCTGAAGGACGCCGAGAAGATAAAGGTGGACTACACGGGCGACTTGAACGACGCCAAGGAGGCTGAGGCTCAGAAGACAATGGCTGTTGATGCCGCAAAGAAGGAACTGGAGCTTTACACCAATATCAAGAAGGCTATGACTGAGAAGAAGGTCAAGGCTGGAATGGAGAAGGTAAGTTCGGTAGGTGGTGTAGGTGAAGTAGGTTCGGTAGGTAGTGTAGGGGTTGCTCGGGAGAAGTTCGAGAGTGGCTTGCGCGTTGTGGGCAATAAGCGCACACGTACATTGGCTGACGGAACCAAACTGAAAGGACATTACGAGATTGTCGAGGCAGACAGTCTGACACCTTCGCATAATGCCAACGACGGCTATAAGAAGAGCGAGGGTTTCCCCGTGAACGAAGAAGGCAGAACCATCAATGACCGAGACTACGAGAACGACAAGCAGGCTCAGCTTGTAACGGATATGATAGCCATGAAGTATGACGGACAGGCAGTAGACCAGGTGCCGGTTGTGACATCTGACGGCATTGTTGTTGACGGTAACGGCAGAACGATGGCAGGACAGAAGGCAGCAAAGAACGGTACAGACAGCGCTTATCTTGAAGCGTTGAAGGAGAATGCAGAGAACTACGGCTTCACGGCGGAGCAGATAGAGCAGAGCGGAATAAAGCATCCGCGCCTTGTGCTTGTGAGTGACGAGCCGATGAAGTATGACACGGCAACCTTCGCCAAGTTCAACAAGAACGAGAAGAAAGCGCAGGGCAATACACAGCAAGCTGTGGCTAACTCGAAGAAGCTTTCGGCTGACGAGATTAGTGCTATTGTGTCGGAGATTGAAGGAAGCGGTAGTCTTGATGCTTTCTTTAACAATCCGTCGGCAATAAATTCTTTGTTGACACGTTTGGTAGATAAGGGCGTGATAGGTCTGAACGAGGTAGCTGGATTGCGTGAGGGTGAGGACAAGCTCTCGGCAGCAGGCAAGGACTTCGTGAAGAACCTGTTGCTTGGCAGCGTGTTCTCGGAGAACACTATCCGCATGATGGGTGCTGACGCTATGCTGAAAACCAAGGCTCTGAACGGCATCCGTGCTGTGACGGACAACATGAAACTTGGCGACTATGCTCTGATGAAAGAGATAGACAAGGCTGTACAGTTGCTGTACGAGGCACGTCAAGGCGGAAGCGGTGTGGATGCATACTTGCGAACTCCTGCTATGTTTGGCGAGAACGCTGCTGACAGATTTGACCCTATCTCGCAGGCTATCGCTCTTGCTCTGGAGGGCAAGGTTGAGGACTTCCGCGAGCTGATGATGGCATATAACAGAAATGCTGCTCCTTATGCGGACGCTAATCAGACGGAAATGTTCGGCGAGAGACCTACGAATGAAGAGTTTATAAAGGAATTTTTGAAACTTAGAAACTGGGAAGACTATGAAACAAGACATTCAAGCAAAGAAGGAAATGGCGATGCTGGCAGCTCTGAGGGAACTGAACCGCAAGCGCGAGGAGGAAACGTCGTCACAAGCGAAGCAGACTACAACAAAGCCGTAGAGCGACTTAGGGAAGCCAAGGGCGAAGAACGTGAGCGTATACTTGACCAAATGGGAGAGTATGTAAAAGAGTTTGCCAAGAGTAATGGGTATGACGAGCCTGTTGTGTTGAGAACCAAGAAAGATTTGGTAGATGCAGCAGAAGATCCTGAAGAAAAATCCTTTATTGAAAATATGCAGGAAGGAGAGCATTATCCTGGATATTACGAAAATGGAAAGATTCATATTTATCTCGAGGGTAGTACTGGTTCAAAAGAGTTGCGCGAGACTTTTATACATGAATCGGTTCATGCGGATAATGATACAGACCCTTCACGAGTTGAATCCCTTGTATACTCAATTACAGATATGAATACACTTACCAGAAGAGACTTGGAAAGTGTTATTGAAAAGTTGGTGCATGCTACACACTATACAGATGAAGCTCGTAAACTTCCAGAAGACGAAGCTTTGCACATGTTGGCTGATGAAGCATTGGCACACCTTGTGGAATATGCTCAAAGAAATGGTATAAGAGCAATATCTGAAATAACGAACAATCCTACATTATTAAACGTAGCTGAAAAAGCATTTAAAGAAAGAGAAAATGACAGAAGAAGAAAAGAAGGACTTGATTCACGTGGAGATACGGAACAAGGGAAGAATATCGATGTTATACCTGCCAAGAAGGACAGCGGAACTCATGTCAAAAATACAGAAGGAGAATCCGGAAATATCGGGTTGGGCAGCACTGACAAAGGCTCGAGAAATAATGAAGAACAGCGAGAAGTAGACAAGGCCGTCAAGCGGATTGCCACGGAGATAACCAAGAAGACTGGTATTGAGGTGGTGACGGACGAGAAGGAGGCTGAGGAGGTGATCCGTGAGAGCGAGGAGACCGATTCGAACTTGAAGTATCACAAGGAGACTGACGAGGCTACGCTTGAAGAATTGGAGAATGGCGAGACCGTGAAGGTTTACCGTGCTATGCAGGTGATAGACGGCAAGCTCTATCCTCCTATGGCAGCAGCCGTTAACGGCAAGCGTGTGGAGGCTAACGAGCTTGGCACATGGATTCGTGCAGACGAGAACCCCGACCTTGCTATTCCCGATATTGACCCGAAGACCAAAGAACAGAAGGTAGACAAGAAGACGGGTGAACTGAAATGGAAGTTCAAGCTCGACAAGGGCGGTAAGGATGCGACTGGAAAGAAGGCTACGGACATTCCTGCTGCATACAATCCGTATTGGCACACATCACGCTCGCCGTTGAACGACCAGTTCAAGTCGGCTTGGATTCGCCCGAACATCGTTGTCGTGGAATGCGAGGTTCCGGTGAGCGAACTGAGCAGCGGTTATCGTGCGGAGAGAGCAAAGGATGCCGTGGGCGAAGTGGACTGGAAGAGTGGCGTTGTGAGTGGCGAGGTGTACAAGCAGACAGGACGCGCAAGAAAGGTTATCCTCTCTCGTTGGTGCAAGCCAGTAAGAGTATTGTCGGACGCTGAGGTAGCACAGAGAGCCAAGGAGTTTGTGGGCGACGCTAAGGTTGAGATACCCGAGAACGTGCTGACACCAAGACAGCGCATAGAGTTTGAGAAGGCAGGCTTCAAGATTGGCGCACCCGAAAAGGGCGTGAAGAAGTCGGACCAGATACTGGAAGCCCTTAAGAGAGGCTTGCAGATTGATAATGAAATCAAGGAGCATCGCAGCCGTTGGGCAGGTGGTGAAGTAGTCGGTATGAAACAATTACCCGATAAGCTACATACCGACCCAGATATGTTGTGGAATGAAATATCGCAGTATCATGGTGATTACATCACGCGTAAACTTGAAAAAGTCCCAGAAGATGGTACGGTAAAATTCTTCTCCGCCCATGATGGCAAATGGTACTTCTACAGTGTTGATAAGAATCATACTATAACTCTTTTTGACGCTGTGGAGGCATCAAGAGAGAATTATGAACTATTTAAAGACAAACTAAAGAAGTATGGATTTGACGGCACTACAAAGGCTGTTCGTGATGGTATGCAGGAGGCTGGATATACCGGACGAACAGACGGCGATAAGTTTGAGTCTTTTATCAGACCAGGAATTGAGAGAAGCAATGGACTGGGTGATGGAAAAGCTCAGGGCGGACGAAGAGCCGACCGACGTGGAATGGCTGGAGAAGATGACGGAACTCAACTTGAAGGCAATTCGGAGAAGCAGGGGGAAGTAAAGTATTTCCGCACTGCCAATGGTGAGGTGTACGGCTTTACTGACGGTGAGAAGATTTATCTTGACACAAGGAAGATGAAGCCTGAGACTCCCCTACATGAGTATGCGCACTTGTGGTGTGACATGCTGCGCAAGGTGAACCCCAAGGAGTGGGAGAATGTGAAGAAACTCTTCGATGAGGTGGAGGGTCTGAAGGATGAGGTGCAGAAGTTGTACCCCGAACTGGAAGGCGACGCCTTGTATGAGGAAATGATAACAACCTACTCGGGACGCGAGGGAACGAAGAAGCTTGAGGATGTGGTGAGAAAGCTTGCTGCGGAGGAAGGCAAGAGCGTGACTGAGAGCGCGAAGGCACAGGGATTCCTGAAAAAAGTAAAGGAGGCTCTGACAAAATATTGGAAGGGCGTGGCAGATGTGCTTGGTATTCACTTTACTACGGCTGAGGAAGTGGCAGACAAGGTGCTGGCAGACTGGGCAAAGGGAGTGGACCCGAGGGGAAGTAAAGAAGCCAATGGCGAGGGTGGCAATAAGCCTGACTATGCCTCTTTAGGCCTTTCTGAGCCTGTGGACAAGGGAGGTAATGAAACCTTGCAGGGCCTTACTGAGCCTGGGGAACAGCCTGGGGAGAAGTCTGAGGGTGCTAAGCCTGTGGGTGACGGCAAGGAACCTAAGGCGAATCCTTTGGATGGGATGCGGAAGGCGGCGGAGCTGTTCAAGGACGAGCAGATAACGAAGGCGCGTGCTGAGCTTGCGGAGGCAAAGAAGAGTGGCGACGCGAGCGAGGTGAAGCGTTTGACAGACAAGCTGAAGGGCCTGATGGACTCTACGTTGAGAGGCAAGGGCATCGGCTTGGTTGAGAGACGCAAGATAATAGGCGAGGAGCTTGGCAAGGCAGAAGCCGAGAAGATAGACAAGCCTTGGGCTGACATGGAGTTTGACGAGCAGGTAGCCGAAACCGAGAAGAAACCTCTTGATGCTGACGAGATTAAGAACTCTGATTGTGATGGCGTAGACAAGGCAAACGCCGTGGCCTATCTCAACGGAGACAAGAATATTATTAACACATTATCTTATTTAACAGTTTACGACAATGTTAGGAATAGAGAACGAGATTCTGTACCAAGTAGCGGAACAGAAGACGGAACACAGTTGGATGCTGCCGATAATGCAGGCGGCGAAGGATTGGGACGAACTGACAGCCGACCACAAGGAGTGGATAGCGGACAACTGGGTGGAAGCGAAGGTGACGGAAATCCTGAAAGAGGAGAATCTGTACAGTCAGGAGAACGAGTATCTGGCGGAGAGGGTGGCAAGGTACACGCTACTACTGCTGTTGGAGAACGGGGCGGTGAGCAAGTTCACGGAGGAGCATCCAGAGTGGAACCAGTATCTACTGGAGGTACTAAGTCCAGAGGAAGCCGTGGAGTACGTGGCACGGGACGTGATGTACGTGAGCGAGGAAATGAAGGAAGTGGCAACTTTAGTGATGAAAAAGCTGGTGAAGCTACCGGCGGACGAGGCATTGATAGCCGAAATCTGTCAACAGTAGAACAGATAGACAAGGAAATCAGCGACACTCAGTCGTTGGTTGACGATTTGTTCAACAGCCTTTTTGACGGAAGAACCAAGGGCAGTATCATAAGCGACCGTACAAACGCTTCTATCATTCCTTTGGCAAGCGACCATCTGTTGGGCAAGCTTGGTATCAACAAGCAGAAGATGGCCGTGTACAAGCAGTTGATTCCTGCGCTGACAAAGTTGGGCTATCTCCACATCAAGAAGGGCGTTGTGAAGCTTAACGACTGGATAGATGCCATGAAGGGCAGCTTTGGCGGTCACTTAACAAAGCTCGGCCTTAGCGATGAGGAGGTGTATGACTACATCAAGAACATGTGGAACTCCAATATCGAGGTTGACGGTGTGACCCATAAGCTTAGCGAATGGGCAAGCATTCTCGGAACGGAGCGCATGAAGAAGGAGATAGCTACGCCAAATGCCGAGAAGTACAAGCGTCAGGTGGCCGCCGAGCCTATCAAGGTGAAGGTGGGCGACATAAAGAATATCGAGGAGACTCTGCCTTATCTGCTACCCCAACAGCAAGAGGACGTGCTGAAAGCGGAGACACAGTTCTTCGGCAATGAGCATGCAGACAGAGAGCACGCTTATGGCAAGGGCTACATGTTCACCAATGGAACTGGTACGGGCAAGACATTTACGGGACTTGGCGTTGCCAAGCGACTTGTGAAGCAAGGCAAGGGACGTATACTTATCGTGACACCGAGCCAGAAGAAGGTGAGCGACTGGATAAAGGACGGACGCAACTTGAATATGGAGATTCGCGACCTTGACAACATAGCCAAGGAGCGTGGCACTACTGCTACTACAGAGAGCGGTGAGGGCGTAGTGATAACCACATTCGCCAACTTCGGCGTGAATAAGAAGCTGCTGGAAACCAAGTGGGACGCTGTGATATACGACGAGAGCCACCGTATCATGGAGAACAAGAATGGTACGGAGACGGCACGCAGTATGCAGCACTACATGGTGACGAACAGAAGCGAGAACCACTGTTTCTTGAGATTGCAGGAGACGAACAAGGACTATCAGAAGATGAAAAGCCTTGGTGAGCGGTTTGACGCTGAGCGCGGCAAGGAAGTGAAACGTATACAGGACGAATACAAAGCGAGTCACCCGAGCGCGACACCACGTGACGTAGCTTATGCTACAAGCAGAATGTTGCCGAAGGAGAGAAACGGATTTACTCCTGGAGATTATGCCAGTTTCCAGAAGCTTGGCAAGATACACGCCGAGTTTGTGAAGGCATTGAGCCATTACACAAACGAAGTGGAGCCTAAACTTAAAGCGCAGGCAAAGAACGAGTGGAAGGACACGAAGACAATCTTCCTCTCGGCAACACCGTTCAACACTCGTGAGAACCTTGATTATGCGGAGGGTTACATCTTCAAGTATCCCGAAGTGGAAAAGGGCGGAAGAATTAGCGGACGCACACAGTTCTATCTTGACCACTTTGGAGCTGCATATAAGTTCCGCTACAACAGACTGGAGCAGAGCACGAGCAACCCCGAGGCTGTAGCCAAGCAGGAGATTGAGTTCTCGGACTATCTGCAAGATACGTTAGGCACTATGAGCGGACGCATCATAGACAGTCCGTATGACTATTCAAGAGACTTCCCGACTGTATCTCCCGACCATGCGGAGGAGTTCAACCAAGCTGTACAGGATGCCGTAAGAGGACACGGAGTGTTGGCAGACGCTTACCGTAGGACGATAGGCGACTATAATTATGGCAGCGCTCTGTTTGAGACTATGAAGGTGGCAAACATCATAGAGCGCATAAAGGCACACTTGGATGCAGGGCGCAAGGTAGTGATATTCCACAGAAGAGTGGAGACAAAGGAGCCTTTGAAGCCGCCGTTCGCCTCGATGCTGGAGCAGGCAAACCGCTCGATTGCGTTAATGAAACCAGGCGAAGAGCAGAAGAAGGCGATACAGGCTGTGAAGGACTTCAGAAAGAAGTATGCCGACTTGTTGGAGTGGGAGCAGACACTGGACTACAGCATGCCGAGAGAGCAGATAGCCAAGGTGTTCGGCAAGGACAAGGTATTGTTCTTCAGTGGAAAGGAAAACACGAAGGCGAAGGACAAGGCAGTGGACACCTTCAATAGCGACGATAGTGGCAAGAACATCATCGTGATACAGGAGGCGAGCGGAAAGGAAGGTATCTCGCTGCATGACACTACGGGCAAGCATCAGCGTGTGTGCATTACACTGGCGTTGCCTCAGAGTCCTATCACAGCATTGCAGATTGAAGGACGTACCTACCGTATCGGCAACAAGAGCAACGCCATATTTGAGTACCCGATATTGGGACTTAACTCAGAAATGATACTGTTCGGACAGAAGTTCAACAACCAGGTATCGACAACTGAGAACCTTGCGCTTGGCAGTCAGGCAAGAAGCCTAAGAGACAGTTTCGCCAACGGTATACTGGAGCATAGCGGAGTAGTGCCTATCGATCAGCAGGGCGTAGGCGGCAAGGAGTTTGACGCGCCTAAAGACCAAAGCACAGACGGATTTGACAATGCTGTGCTTGACTACTACTCTAACCAGAAGCTGAACTCTCGCAACCGTGAGGGTGTGGACTACTTCCCAACCCCGGAACCATTGGGCTACAAGATGATGGAATGGGCAAACATGGGCGAAGGCGATACAGTACTGGAGCCGAGTGCAGGACACGGTGCTATAGCGAGATATGCACCAAAGGGCAATCAAATGGTAGCGATAGAGCCGAGTCAGAGCCTGTTCACCAAACTACAGTTGAAGGCAGGAGGCTTGGGCCGAAAGTTCCAAAACACCATATTCGAGAACTATGACATCAGCAACAAGCACGACGTTGTGGTGATGAACCCGCCGTTCGGTACAGCCGGTGCAACAGCCATTGCTCACTTGGGTAAGGCATTCAAGCACTTGGAGGAAGGCGGTCGTGTGGTAGCCCTTATTCCAAGAGGTTCGACAGACAAGAAGTTTGAGAAATGGATTGAGGGCGAGAAGACCGCCGTAATGCGTGCAGAGGTGGCGCTGCCCGACATCGTGTTCAAACAGGCAGGTACTAATGTTGTCTGCCGTGTAGTAGTAGTGGACAAGATAAGCAACGAGGCTATGCGTGCCAAGGCTGGCAGTGTGGAGAAGTGGAACTTGGGCGGTCACTACGACAAGATAGAGGACTTCTTCGAGGATTTGCGCGACGTGGAAATGCCCGACCGCATTATCGACACGAATGCGATAATGATGAAGAAGAGCAAGCAGACCGTGAAGGATTTGAAGGAGTTGAAGAATGTGACGGTAGACATGGACGAGCGTGGAATTAATGTCCGTGTAAGAGGAAGCTGGGACGAGTACGCTATCCCCTTTGGCATGGAGGGATATAATGCCGAGCAGAAGAAGAAATTCCTCGCCAGTACGTACGAGACCTTTGAACAGCAGGAACGTCAGACAAGAAACGAGACGAGCCAGGCTGTGCTTGCGGAGCTAAAGAAACTGACCTGCAAGTTGGCTGACATGACCGAGGAGGAAATGCAGCGATACTTGAAGAAGAAGTACGAGGGCAAGGGTGTGATGTACAGAATCGAGCATGCTGCCGAGGTGTATAACAAGGCGAAAGGTGACGCCTCACTGGGCCTATCTAAGCCTACTGAGCCAGAGCGCAAACCTGACGGCCGTATTGTGCCAGCTGACGTTGACAAGAAGACAGCGAGCGAGATTGAGGAGAAGTTTGAAAAGAAACTGTCTGAGGTTGTAAATTTAGCTAAGACAGAAGAAGACAAGGTCGCAATCAGAGAATATGTAAAGAATAAAGTTATAGATTTTTCACAATTAACTAAAACAGAAATTGAAAATGAGAAAAAGAATATCCAAAGAGACCTTGGAAAGGTACTGGATGATAGAGATAGAATCCGAAGTGAGGAAGTCCTGTCTGCAACTGGGGCTGCATTTGCCGCTGAAAGAGAACTGGAGTATCGAAGAATTAGAGCAGAATATCTCAGAGAATCTTTCGGTCTGCAAGCCGGAACAGAGACAAGAGCTAATGAAATTGAAAGACTTTATAAGGAAGTTCTGGCAAGAGAAACAGGACTCCATCGCGCAGACCGGGAGAAGCTGGAGGCTCTCGCCGGACGGTGCAGTAGTCTTGCTATGAGGCTTGGCGTTGCGTTTAAGAATATAGACGTACCCGAAGAAAGAGGGCTGTTTGGTATATCAAGCAGTGGACGCACAATAGACTATTATATAGACACTATGGTGCAGACTTCAACGAACACGCAAAGAGAACTTGCCACTACGCTGCTTCATGAAATGATACACCAAGCTACGGCAGGAACATTGTATCTTGCAGAGAAAGGTTTGGGCAAAGAATGGTTGACCGAGAAACAGAGAAAGGCAACCGACACCATTTTTGAGATATACAACAAGGTAAGCAAGGACACCAAACGCTTTGCTGAATCTCCGTATGGTCTTGAAAACGCATACGAGCTGACAGCTCAAATGGCCGACCCTCTCCAAAGAAAGGCTATGGACAAGTTCGAAACCATTGTCGCTGCATTAAGAAAGCGCGGTGATTCGGACAGCAGAAATCTGTGGCAGAGATTCAAGGACGCCATAAAGGCTCTGTTTGAAATCTCGGACAAGGACAAGATGGACAAGGCTATTAACTATATCTTGGACGACTTCAACCAAAGCATTGACGACGCTGCAATGAGAATGTGGGAGGAAGATATAAAGTCTGAGGGCGGTGAGTCTGTGGGGGATAAGCCTCGCTATGCCTCTTTAGGCCTTTCTAAGCCTTCGAATGGGGACGCTTCTGCGCCTTCTGTTAGCGAGCGGATTGGTAAGGCTATTGACAAGGCTGCTGAGAAGACTGGCGGTAAGGTGAAGATGGTGAACTCGGTTGAGGAGATTGGCAACGAGCAGGTGCGTCGTGACATTGAGAACGGCAAGCATGTTACGGGCTGGTATGACGAGAATACAGGCGAGGTGCATCTGTATATGCCGAACATACACGACTCGTATACTGCGGAGAAAACCGTTTGGCACGAGACCGTGGGACATGAGGGCATGAGAGGATTGCTCGGAGACAAGTTCAACGACTATATGAGAGGTCTTTGGATGGACTTGGACAATCCTGTGAATGCCGAACTGAGAGCCTATGTGAAGGAACGTATGGACAAGGACTCTATGGGGTTCTATGACGCTATAGAGGAGTTCATAGCCGAGAGCGCCGAGAAGGGCAAGGGTGAGCCAGGCTTCTGGAACTACATCAAGAACAAGGTGACAGATGCCTTGCACGAGATTGGCTACAGAATATCGCCTAACGTGAAGGACGTGAAGTATATGCTGTGGCTGGCGAAGAACGTACAGAAGAAAGGCAATGATCCGTGGTGGAAGATGAGGGCAGATGCCGTGAAGTGGAAGATAGAGCACGAGAATGTGGAGTACACGAAAATCCATGGTGGCGAGTTCTACGAGAACGACGGCAAGAACCATGACTTCGAGGATATGACCAAAGAAGAATGGGATGAGGCTACGGACGGACAGATACACTACCGTACTGCTCCGAGTGCTGCCACTGCTCTTGACAGATACCATTCTATGCTGAACGCTCACGGCTATATGGCTACAGAGGCGTTTATGGACAACATGCTTTCGCTTGAGAAACTGATGAAGGCTGTAGACCCCTCAATCAAGAAGATAGAGGACGTGAAGAGTTCGATGAACCCTTATGTTCTGCAGAACACCATGCAGGGTGCTATGAGCGACAAGATGACTCTATTTGAACACCAGGTGATGAAACCGCTGGACAAGGCTATGAGCGACGTGCTGGACAGCTTTGCAGGCAAGAACACCGAGGAGAAGATAAGGGAGTGTAACCTGTACATGATTGGCAAGCACGGACTGGAGCGAAACCGTGTGCTGTTCGTGAGAGACTGGTTCAGAAAAATGGAAAAGACAGAAGATGTAGACGATGCTGGTCTTGACAATCTGGATAAGATTTGGAAGGGCGAGAGAAGCGACCTTAGAAGAAAACTTGACTCGGGACAGATAGACCTAAGAGAGTATTACCGTCAGATGGACGAATGGATTGTGCAGAACATCGACAAGGACTTCAAGGCAGAGGAACATGACTATTCGGGTATGCACGGTCTGCAAGAGATTGACGATTTGAAGAGTCCTTATGACGATGCTGGTGCTATAGACTCCGTGATGAGTCAGGAGGCGAAGATGGAGAACCAGAAGAAGGGTTCGGTGGATAATCTTTGGAACAGAATAAAGGATGCCACGAACTACTCTATCAATTCGGACTACGAGAACGGACTGATGAGCGAAGAACTTCGAGACCGTGTGGCCAGTATGTTTGACTGGTATGTGCCTTTGAGAAAGTTTGACGAGGCTACCGCTGAGGATGTATACGGATATATAAGCGGCGAGGACGCCAAGGGCTTTATCGGTGAAACGCTGATGAACGCCAAGGGCAGAAAGAGTCTGAGCGACGTGAACGTGCTTGCACAGATAGGTGCTATGGCTAACCGTGCAATAAGGAACGGCGGGCAGAATGCTGTGAAGCAAGCCTTTGCCCGATTCGTGAGAAACAGCGGAATGCAGAACCTTGTGAAGGAAACGAAGGTGTGGGTAGAGAAGAAAGGCACGGACATGAACGGCAACGACATCTGGGAGGAGGCTTATCCTCAGATACCAGACAATGCGAGCGCTCATGATATTGCAACCATTGTGGATGCCTTTGAAACAGACATGAAGACGAAGCAGGCTAAAGGTGAGGCAAAGACTCTTAGCAACAGTACGGACATAGGATTCAAGTTTGCACGAGCCAAGAACAAGAGCGAGCATTTCGTGGACGTGAAGATAGCCGGACGTACACACAGATTCGTAGTGCTGGGCAATCCTCGTGCTGCACAGGCTCTGAACGGTATGCTGGAGAACAGTTCGCCGAAAAGCGCACTGCTGAAAGGGTTGAAGAGCACTACACGCTTCATGGCTCAGATGGCCACCTCGTACTCACCGGAGTTCGTGATGCGTAACATCATACGTGACGCTGAGTTTGCATCGAGCAACGTAACGGCAAAGGAGGGCGTGAGATATGGCTTGAAGTGGGCGAGATATTATGCAGAGCTAAACCCTCTGAACATATTCTACAACGAAGGTGCAGGCGCATTGAAGAACTTGAAGTGGAAGGACATGAAGGAAGGCGTGGGTATAGGTCTGTACGCACGATACAGAGAGGGCACGCTGGGCAACTCGAAGATAGAGCGCTACTTCAAGGAGTTTATGCAGAACGGCGGTGAGACAGGCTGGGTGCAGGTGAAGACGATGCAAGAGTGGGAAAAGGAATACAAGCATGACGTGAGCCGTGAGCGCAGCAATGTGTCGAAGGCAGGCAAGATGCTTCGTGACGTCCTCGTAGGTAACGTTGAGAACCTGAACGAGATGGCAGAGAACATGGCGAGATTTGCGACCTTCTGCACGTCAAGAGACCTCGGACGCTCGGCTGTGAGAAGCGCCTACGATGCCAAGCAGGTGTCGACGAACTTCAACCGTCACGGCTCGGGCGACGCAATAAAGACGTTCAAGAACGGAGAGATGGGAGCAGGAAAGGAAATGCGCAGAAATGTGTACGGCACCATTGCGAGCAACCTAAGGAACTACTCGATGTTCTTCAACGCTGGCGTGCAGAGCACACACTTGCTCATGAATAACGTGAAGAAGGCGCCTGTGGGTACTGTCGCCTCAATGATGGCTATGCCTTTCGGGCTGGGCATACTGGCTGCTGCCGTGAATAACGCCATGATTGCGAACGAGGACGAGAAGGAGCGCAAGGGCGTGCAAGACCCATACGGCGAGCTACCCGAATACATAAGGAGAAACAACCTGTGTATATATAAAGGTGGCGGTAAGTTCGTGACCATTCCGCTTGCCATTGAGCTGAGGGCGTTCTACGGACTTGGCGATATTGCAGCGGGTATGACTACAGCAAAGAACGTGAAGAGCACGAGAAATGTAGCAATGGACGCTGTGGGCTGTATGTCGCAGCTGCTGCCAGTAGTGGACTTCACAAACACATCGGCCTTTGATAAGGAACCAAGAAAGGAGACCTTAAAGGGTGTGCTGTCTACTGCTGCTGCGACATTTGTGGAATGGTGGCTTAACAGCGACTGGAAGGGTGCTCCGATACGCAGAGAAGGTGACTATACGGAGAATCGTCCTGCATGGATGAATGCCTACAGCGGAACTCCCGAGAAGCTGATGGACTTGAACAAGTGGGTGAATGCCAGGACTAACGACGTGGCTCCCGGCAACGAAAACATGAGGGGCAACAGTCTGCTTGACGAGGCTACTGACCCTGCAATGCTGAACCACATCATAGGAACGATTGGCGGTGGTGCTGCCACATTCATGACCCGTGGAACTGGACTGGTGTTGAAGTATGCTGACGGTCGGGAACAGGAGATAGAGACCAAGGATATACCATTCTTGCGCTCGCTGATGTACACTCCTTCGGAACAGACGAGCATGGCGAGAACGAAAGCGAAGTGGTATAGCTATAAGGAAAGCATGGAGAAGAACATGAGCAACTACTCGATGCTGAAGAACAAGAACGTTCCGCTGACGGAGAGAATACGTAATGCTGCCGACAGACACAGATTTGAGCAGGGGGCTGACTATGCGAGAATCCGTATCATTAAAGATGCCGAGAAGCAGATGAAGCGCTGGAACAAGATGAAGCGTCTGAACGCTGACGACAAGAAGCAGGTGGACTTTGCCAACAAGAACATCGAAATGATAATGCAGAAGGCTGTGGAGCAGATGGACGGGATTAGTGAGGAGTAAGGCTGAGGGGTTTAGGGAGGCTTGGTAATGAGCCTTGCTGAGCCTTTCTGGGCCGACTAAGCCTTTGGTGATGACGGGGATATTTTATGCCTTACTGAGCCTTTCTGAGCCTTTGGTGATAGGGAGGTAATTATTAATTATTGTTTATTTTGATACGCAAACTTGGTTATGTGGCTAAGTTTGCGTATTTTTGTATCGAAAACCCACAGCCTTATGACCAAACAGAATTATGATATAACCCGTATGCAACGTGAAGACTTGGCAAAAGCCTATCGCGATGTGTATCCGAAATGCTGGAGCCAGCAGGAGGTATGGGACAAGATAGCGAAGCATCCTGCTCCACGGTATTATATCACGGCTAAGGAGGCTTATGAGAAGCTGAGAAGAATGGTTGTGGGTGACTTCTCGATAGTGAACGCATTGGGCAGCAACAAGCAGAGACTGTACTACTCGCTGTTTGAGCGGATGCAGGAACTGACCCAGAGAAAGGAGTATATAGGCAAATCGCTATGGTTTTTATGCCCTATAATAGTATCTCAGCCAGCGCCGGAGTTCTTTATGGCTCCCCGCACGATTAAGGACACGTTTGTCAAATGCAGACTATATGGTAAGGATTTCAGACATGGTGAAGTGTATGGAAGTGGACGTAAGAGCAAAGCTGTTGCTGACGGCTCTAAGCGTCGTGTTGCTGATAATAGGCAATGACTTAAAGGGTTTCAGCGCACACAGCGGACTGCTACCCCACTTCACTTATAGTTTTCTCCACGCCAACGTATGGCACATGGCTGCAAACCTGTTTGTGCTATGGAGCGTAAGACAACGTATGAACGTGGCAGGAGGCTATGTGATAGCCGTCGCAGCAAGCTGGATGCCTATGTGGGCAGACAAACCGACCGTAGGAATGTCGGGTATGCTGTTTGCGATGTTCGGGATTATGTGGGGCAAGACGGGAAAATGGAAGGAATACTTGAAGGCAGGAATGCCTGTGATATTGATAATGATGCTTATACCAAATGTAAATGGTTTGCTACATTTGTACTGCTACATATTAGGTTTTGTGTTTTCGTTTTTAAGATTTAAGGTTTATTAGGTTATTGATTAAAAAGACAAGTAGTTTTTATATTGGTATGGGGGTGTTGGAGCCGTGAGGCGCTGGCACCCTTTTTTTTGATAATGGGTAATGAGCCTTACTGAGCCTTTCTGGGCCGACTGAGCCGTGGGGGTGAGGGTGATTATTTATGGGCCTTGCTGAGCCTTACTAAGCCTTTCTAAGCCTTTGCTATAGGGTGATGATGCTGAGCCCTTGGAGAATTGGTTGTTATCTTATCTTGTTGGTGAATCGTGGGGCAAAGTCTATTACTGTGCCAGCGAATGTGTCGGATGCCAAGATATTGGAGAGTGTGTAGCTGAAGCGGTAGTACTTCCATGGCTTGCCGTGCAGAGAGTGTAGTTCGACCCAATTACGGCAATCGTTGGAGGCGTAGACCCGCAGCTTGAGTGTGCCGTCGGCGGAGTTGAACAGATGGACTATCTGATGGATGGTCTTGAGCTGTATGGACGAGCCGAGTTTGAGGGGACGTGTGGTGAACGTACCGGAATACGTCTGAGTGTCGGCTTGGGCAACAGGTATCTTGCGGAAGGAATAGACGTTGTTGTCGGCATCTTGAAGGAGCGTGTCGGGATAGTTGGACACAGCTCGCTGTATGCGCTTAGAACCGAGGGATATGGTGGCGAAGGTTCCGTCAAGAAGATTATAGACGTATGCGTAGTCGTAGCTGACGTTGTAGATGAACAGCAGCGAGTCGCGATAGTCGTAGGCAAGGAATGCATTGCGTACGAAGGTAAGGAAACTGACCGTAGCGTCAGAGTACGGCGGATTGGCTCCCGAGAGTTGAGGACTGACACAACGGACAGTGCCGCCAGCTACAGCCATGAGTCCCTTGTCGGAGGTGAAGTAGACGACATTGCCCGTGGGTGTTATTGACTCGGGATTGTTGCAGACTTCGCGCGAAATGGGGTAGGACGCTGAGTAGAGTCCTTCGGAGTTGACGGAGAGTCCGTAGATGCCTTCAGTAGTGAAGACGATGAGCGGATACTGTCCGAACTGTCCCTGTGATATAGGCTCGGTGTTGGCAGCGATACCAAGGATAGAGCCAGTGCCTACGGTGTTGTCGCCCGATGCCTGGAAGACGAAGGGGTTGTTGACAACGGAGGTGAAGATTTGGGAGTCGAGGACTTCGTAATAATCTTCATTAACGACAGGTTTACTAATATTAGTAAGTACAGGAAGTGTACCATCGGGTAGTTTCTGCATAAGATAGGCACCATTGAGACGCGGATGGCCTTGAAGATGGGCGCTTATTCCCTTTTGTGTCGACTCGTCATAGAAAAGGACTTCCTTAGCGTTAGGGTCGGGATAAAAAAACCAACTAAGCAAGGCACTTCTAACATCGCAAAACGCAGCCCCTTTTATCCATACTTCGCCTGCGGTCTTGGACAAACGAACGTAATAAGACATAGGGTCTGATGTAGAAGGTTTGACAGCTATAAAGTGATTAAATCCTGAATAAGGCTTACGCTTGATACCTAAAGCGTTAATACGACTATTATATGCATAAAGCTTGGATGCAGAGATAGTAGTCCATCCCATATAATCATCAACACCGAGCTGTTCCTGCTCGGTAAGGTTAGTAACAACATTGTCGTTTATTAACTTTGTGGTTTCTATACCATTCTCATATTTGTTTATGGATGAAAAAGGAAATTCCAATAATTTGTAAAAAACTCCCTTCTTGGAAAGATTTTCAATAATCTGTTCTTCGGTCTTTATCTTTGCTGGCATAATAATAGAAGTAAGATAACCGTCTGTTTCAAAATATGTAGTAGTTCCAAACGAAAAACTGCGTGTTATTTTGTAAGACCATTTGCCAAGATACGAATAAGCATTTCCAACGACTCCGTCGTATATATAAGTATTCATTAAATCATGAGGCTGGTAGAAACACCAGTCATCATCAATATTAAACTGAATTTCTTCGTCAGAAGCAAAGATAACGCAATCCTTTATTATATCACTCCATTTGTCAGCCTCATTGACAAAAGCTTTAAACCATAGTGAAGCCTGACTAATAGAGGGGACAAAATACCCAACCTTCTGCGTGGAAGCACCATTTCCTGCATCTATAGGTATCAGAGCTACATTATTATGGATAGAAGGCAAGCAAAGAACAGGTGACGAAATGCGAGTATAAGAACCGTCGTACAAACGCAAGGCAAACCTGACAAAAAAAGGAAACGCGAAAAGATTTTCTTTTTTGACTTCTGCAAGATGTAAAGCAACAAGAGCATTAGACGCGGTGTTTATTTCGGAAGTCTTAGATTGTCTTGCACAATATCCTCTGTATGTCAATGTCTTGCTTGTGTCTGGAGTGCCGGAGCTAATAGTTTTAGCTGCCTTTCCTACACCGGAACTATCGTCCCTTCCGGGAGTAACGTATTCTATTTTGCAGAGTTCGTTATTGGACGTATAGAAAGCCTGACAAGTGTCCGTCTTCATGTAATCCTGGAAAGAAATGTAATCAGACTTTTTGATTGGATTAGAAAGAGATTTACTTTCAAGCCAAAAACGAAACTCCGGTCTTGGAAGTTCGGTTCCGAGGTCAATGTACTTTCCCTCTTTATATAATATATAATGTATGCCTTTGTCGGTGGCTACGACGAGGGTGTTGCCTACTGAGGAAATGTCGTAGACTTTGCCGACAAAGAGCGAGCCTTCGTCTTCGGTGATGGTATCGCCGCTGATTGTACCCCAATAGAGGTAGCTATACGTGTCGTCGCAGGTGATGGCGTTGGTGTAGTCGGCACCCTTGTGGATATAGAGGAGCTTATGAGCTAAACCGCCGAGCTGTTTAGCCTGTCGAAGAGTTTGCATCTCGCCATTGCGGAAGATAAGGTCGCGTGAGGCGGAAAGTTCGGTGTCGTCGGACAGGAGGTCGGACGGTGATGTGGTGATGCCTTTGTTGAAAGATAGTGACTTTTGCATAGTGAATTGTTTTTTTTATTTACTGGGCCTTGCTGGGCCTTTTTGAGCCTTACTAAGCCGTGGGTGATATGAGCCTTACTGGGCCGACTAAGCCTTTCTAAGCCTTTGGGGAAATTTTGGGGTGATGATGATGAACCTTTGGGTGCTCTTAGATTGAGGCTTCGGTGCGTACTCCGTCGGAGTGATGCTTGAGGCCTTCGTCGGTGCGCCAGCGTGGGAGTTCCATTTCGTTGGTGGAGACGTAGAGGGCAATGGCGGTGGACATGAGTACGTCGTCGTGATTGCCAGAGCCTTCGATGTTGCCAAGCGAGCCATCCTCCTTGCGCTCGTAGATGCGCAGCTCGTGATACATTTCGGTGTCGGGTTCGTGCCATAGGCGGTCGTCGACGAAGGCTTCAAGGTTGTCGATAAGCCAACCCTTCGTAATCTTATTGGTCTGAAAACCATACTTGGCGAGGACGTTGCCGGTAGTGTCCTCGGGAGAGGAACGGCGCTGGTAGAGATTGGGGTAGTAGTCGGCAATCTCGTTGATGATAGAGCCGAAATGGTCGCCCTCGGTATTATTGTTCTTCTCACGGTCGGCAGTATTGGACTCAATGACAAGGAGAGCATCGTCGTAATAGTGAGCGAGAGCTGCTGCCTTCCATGCAAGCACGTCGTGACGGCAGTGTCCACGGTAGCGAGCCACGACACGAGGCTTGTCCTTGACAGAAGGCATCATGCCCATACGGTCGAGTACGGTCATAACGGTGTAGTCGGAAGTAGAGGACTTGCCACCGATGTCGACGCTGACAACGTAGCGGTCGGAAACACGCAGAATCTGATTGTTGGGCAGACTCCAAATCTTGAGTTCGCCCTCGCCATCGTCGCGTATGGTAATCTTGGAGTTGCGTATGGTGTCGTAAGACTTCTTGCCAGAGGTGACGATGTCGGCAAGGAACTTGGGCTTCTTGACTTCGCCATGACGGAGGTCGTCGATAGAATAAGGATTGAAGACAAGGTTGCCGGAATTGCGGAAAGCCTCCTCCTCGTCGATAGGAGCCTCAGTGGCGCAGAAGGCGTGCGTCTTGAACTTGTTGCGGAAGTTGCGATACCAGTTGATAGCCTGGAAACAAGCTCCCTTTTCCCACATACGCCAAAAGAACTTGCCCGTTTCGCGAAAACCTTTAGGGCAGGTGGAGCGGTCTTTGTTGCGCAGCAGCCACTCGGCAAAAGCCCGAACATCTTCGACAGGCTCCATATCGTTCTCGATGATGAAGCAAGGAATGAAGATGAAGGCATAGGCGTCGTTGTTGGACGGATCCATGGCAAGCTGGCAGCGGTCGTAGAAGAATCCGGAAGCGCCACGGCCTGTAGACTCGAAGACCTCGATGTTGTCCTCAATATTATGTATACCGCCAGAAATAGACGAGATAACGCCTTCGGGGTCGTGCTCGGGTGTCTTCTTCCAATAGGCAACCTCGGAATAGTGGGCACAGTGGAAGTTGTTGCCACGGACGGCATCGAAGTTGTCGAAAGAGGCAACGGTAAGCGTAGAGCGGCGCAAAGCCTTATTGCCGTCGGTGACGATGAAGTCGTCGGGTGAGTTTTCGTAGGGCGAGAGCATGAGCTGTGTGCCCGGGTATCCGATAGTCCAACCCTTCTGCCGTTCGACAGCCTTGCGGTACATAGCCTTAATCTTCTTTGATGTGGACTTGACCTGCGAGAGGACGATGGCGTTCCAACCGTCGTGACGGAAGTCCTGCATCCACTTGATGTAGAGCTGCGTGAGCGTAGAGCCGCCCCACTGACGAGCCTTAAGGATAACGACACGTATGGCTTTCTTCTCGTGGCGCAGCTTCTCGAAGAGTGCGATGAGCCGTCGCTGTGGGTAGTTAAGGCGGAAGGGAATCATATCGCCCGTGTTCTTGTCCTCAATCTTATCAGTACAGAAAAGGGCGAACTCGGGGTCTTCACGGAAACGTACCTTGAAAATCTCAAATGTGAGGAGGGCGCGTAGCTTCTGCGTGTCGGGCGAGTCTTCGTCGTAGTCCTTGCGGAGGACATAGATAAGAACGTCCTTCAATGTGCCGTAGTGCTGTAGGTTCTTGTAAAGGAGGGTGCGCATACACTCCTTGGGAACGTACATCTTGGGTATGATAAAGTCGGGTATTTCGAGACAGACACGTGACTCGAAATCGTAGCAGCCGAGACCTGTCCACGGGTCGTAAGGCCCGTAGATTTCATTGTAGCGAGATAGGTTTTCGGCTACCAAAGCGTCTATGTTATGGTCGGTAATGAGCATTTTCTAATTATTTAATGGGCCTTACTGAGCCTTTTTGGGGCCTTTCTGAGCCTTTGGGTGAACTGGGTGACAAGCCTTTCTGGGCCTTTTTGAGCCGACTAAGCCGTTGGTGATATTTTGGGGTGAGGGCTAATTATTGATTAAAGTCCTTCGTACTCCTTTAGTTCTTCGAAGTCGGCATCTTCGATGCGTGGGACGGGGTTGGCACCAATGGCAAGAGGGTCGTCGGTCTTGGTAGTGGATAGTGCCTGGAGTTCCTGAAAATCCTTGTTGATGCCCACGGAGACGTTGAGCTGGGACTGCTTGGGGACGACGTGCTTCTGCATGTCGTGATAGAGAAGCAGCCATGCCTTTGGGTCGTGCTCGGCAAGTTCGGAGAACAGCTCTTCGAACTTCTCCTGATTGGTAGAGAGGAGGTCGCGTATGAACTCCTTTTGCGCCTTGCGCCCGGCAGGAAGAAGCTTCTTGCGACGCTCGGATATGAGAGGAATGTCGTCGAGAGTCTTTTGCATAGTGAATTGTTTTTTATTTGATGGGCCTTACTGGGCCTTTCTAAGCCGACTGAGCCGTGGGGTGAAATTTTTTGGGGTGCAATCGCTTTAGAATGGCTTCAGATGCTTATGGACTGTGCCGGGTATGACTCGGCAGGAGAGGGCTCGTATGTTGGTAATGCCTTCTTCAAGGGACTGCTTGCGGTCGATAGTGCGAGGGTCGCGTGAGGAGAGCGTGATGGAGAGATACTCGTATAGAGTGCCGTCAACGACGTACTGATGAATAGCCTTGACAAGGGAGTCGTAGACGGTGGCATCCCAATAGTCGGGCATAAGAAGCGTCACTTCCCGCTCGTCCCACTCCTTAAGGTCGTTGAGACGGGTGACGCCTTCGGGTTTGAGAACGAAAGCGGAAAGACAATGCTCAACATTGGCTATGTACTTGTCGAACCAACGGAAGAACATGGGACGGTAGGTGTCGGACTCGGAAGTGACAATGTCGGGGGCTGCCTGGTCGGGACGTGAAGCACGCTGTATAAGACCCGTGACAGCATCGACATCGTAGAGAAGCTGGTCGGCCTGTAGGAAAATATGCTTGACAGTGTGCCCATAGGCACGATGGGGCGGTTGAGGCGCAAGTGGATTGGGGACGGGATGCCATCCCCTTTCACGAGAAGCCATGTGCGGATGAAGTTCGGAAAAATCGTGATTCATATAATCCTCCATTTAATTCTTGGTTACAATAGCTGTAAACTCGGTGTACACATCGTCGGAGTGGCGAGAGAACAGCCGGACTTTAGCTATTCCAGTGTTCAGCGGTACGAGCACAAATGTCTTTGGCAATATATGCCGGTCAACTCGCAATATACTCGGGTCGTAAGAACGTGCCTCGATGTCGTCGACAGCACCGCCATTAAGGCTGTAGGAAACCGTTGCTTTTTCGTCAATGGAAATTGTAACTTCGCCTCCGTTGTCGGAACCGTCGACCTTGGCAGTGATAGAGGTGGGGAACCTGACTATGGGGACACTGGGAGCAGAAAGGATGAAGCACTTGCGTATGTCAGCCTCGTCTTTCAGAAGTGCTGCCTGGTAGGGTTCAGCCTGCTTGGCGTTGGTGGTCTTTATCCACCATTGCATCGTAACGTAATCCTCGGTATACTTGGCGCTCAGCCGGGCCAACGCATCTGTTAGCGAACCGTTGAATCTTTTCGACACCGACAGCGTGAACTCTACAATGTCGTCCGTTTTCTCATTGTAGTATATCGCATTGTCGCCTATAGTCTGGGACGTTGGCACGAGGTAGTCGGCGAATATCGTTTTTAGCATTTCCAATGCCGCATGAAAATCCGAAGTGAACACTCGCTCATGCAATGCTTCATCGCCTCCCGTCTCGCTTGCCACAAGAGCATTGTTCGCACCTTGCGCAAGCCTGTCCATCTGTCCCTTTAGGTAGGTGGTTGACTGGAATGCCTCACGTATAAGCGACTTTATGATTTGAAATTTAATTATCATAGCCAATACTTTTTTGTTAGTGATACATTAGTTTCCGGTGAAGTCCGACCCATCATCATTGCACATCTTTCCCGTCACCGAAGAGTAATCTGCGGTTGCTTGCAAAGGAGAGGAAATAGTGAATGATTTGCGTATGCGGTCTTCCAAGTCTTTCATCATGACTGCATGGGGTTCTGCTTGTGCTTGCATTCCTGCTGACAGCCACCATTGGTATGTCATGTATTCTTCCACATACTGTTGTGAGTAGTTTGCAATGGCATCGGTAAGCGCACCGTTGAAACGTCGCGGGATAACAATTGTTACACCTGCTGAACCGTTACTTTGGTCGTATGTTGCCGATATACAATTGTTGCCTACCGACAGGTGGTCTGGAATAAAGAAATCTACATAGACCGTCTTCAACCGTTCCACACCTCGCACGAAATCCTTACCCAACTTTCTTTCATGCACGGATATGTCACCAGCTGTCTCGTTGTATCTTAGCTTGTCTGCCCCTTGCTGTGTGGCTGAGTCTATAGACCCCTTGATGTAGGTGTCGCTCTTTACTGCCTCTATTGCGAGGGGTTTGGATATGGTGAATGTTATCTTCATAATTAGGTGGTTTTATTGTCTTTGTTATATCCGTCTGTCTTCTCATTGTCTTCTATTGTCACAGTACCGCTTACATTGTATACTGTGACTGACGTTCCAGGCGGTTTCTTCACAAATGCCATTTTTACAAGCGAAGCAAGAAGCAGCTGCGCGTCCGATGTATACTTTGGAGCAATGTCTGGCACGGACATATTAAGTACTGATTGCACTACATTTGCCACTATATACATTTTTATATTATCTGCAAAAGCCGATGGCAAAGCGTCTCCCCAACGTGATTTCTCAATGTCAAAGGTTAGCTTTGTGTTGTCGCTTCCGTAAGCGGTTACTATTGGCGACAGTTCCCCAACTATCACTTGGGCTGCTCCCACAATAAGCGTCGGCATTACGCCTACCTCTATCTCCGACAGTGTTGTTGTGGCGAACAATGTCCCTCCCGTTGGCGATTTATGGTGCTTTCCAATGATGGAGAGCTGCTGCCGCGCCAATGACGTTATTTTCGAATTTTCAATACTTATCTCTGCCATGTTTTCCTTTTATATTTTTATTCAATACAAAATGTTTTATTGCATCAAATACCCCTGCGCTCTCTCTACCGCCTCTTGGTCCGCCCCCGGCACAACTCCGTTCTGTGGTGCTTGCTGTCCCATTTCCGCCTGCTGCGCTTCAAGCTCTGCCTGCTGACTCTGAATGTCCTGCAGGAGGCGGTCGGCAAACGGGGCGTTGAGGTTCTGCAGATACTGCACGACGTTGATGGCACCAAGTTCGAGGAGCTTGTCGAGCTGGTCGTTAATGTTGTTCTGATAGGCAGCGGTGGCAGCTGCGTTCTTGATGGAAATCTTGAACATTATGTCTCTTGCGCCCATTCTGTCATACTCTATCGGGTATGTGCTATCTCTATTGAAGATGGGTCGGCCGTCTTCATAGAATTGCTTTATCGTCATACACTTCTTCTGTGCAATATTCTCAGTAAACGATTCCATGTCTTTCAGTATCGAGTATAGCGAGGTCGAGGCATTCTGCGACTCTTGTGCATATCTCGAGGCCGATGTTCCAGCCGTTGGCGTCTTGCCTTGCAATGCTCCTGACACATTCGATACTTCGCGCATCAGGTTTAGCTCCATCTGTAATAGCTCGTTGGTTCCAAGGTTCACAGCGTTTGATGTTATCACGTCTGGTCGCGAGTTTGGCAATGTAGCTTTTGGCGTGTAGAATATCATTCCGTCATACTCCGTCGCTTGCTCGGCAAACTCGTCTGGTGTCATTCCGTCCAACACCTGTGTAGGGATAAGCCATACACCCTTGGCCGACGAGCGTATTGCCATGTCGTTCATTATTATCAAACGGTTGATATATCTCTGCTGGTCTATCACGTTTGCCATAAACGGATGTATTTCTCCGTTGATGTACGGATAGAGCTTTATCGTGAATGGATGCGATTTAAAGTCGTATGGTGTCTCTCCGCTGCATAGCACGGTTCCGTCTGGTGACATAAACGTGTAGTACCAATACTTGTCTGCCACTTTCTTTGCCGTGATATAGGCTCTGTCTTCTGGTGGCACTCCCATCAAGTCATACTGCTTCTTTCTCTCCACATTCTTTGCGTTCAACTCTGCTATCAACACTTTGTCGTCACATTCTATGCGGAAGTATGCGTCACTCTCGTTTGTCGCTATCGGGTCGTAGCATTGGTATCTGTATTTTGTTTCCGTCGTCCACGCTTCTATTACTCTTACGTATCGTCCACGCTTCGACGGTATATCGAATGATATGTTCGCCAAGTCATTTGTGTCGTTGTGCATAGTTCCTTCCGTCTGATTGTCATCCGGGTCTATGTCGAATATCCTGTTCAGGTCGTCTATACTAAGTCCGTACTCGTCTTTTGCAAATTTCTTGTACAGGTCGTTTATAGACTCGTCATGCAGCACGCCTATCAGCGACAGGTCAAGGTGTCTTGGGTCTGAACCTCCTTCCCAAAACACATAGTTCGGCTCTATGTAGTCTGTCCATGAGTCTTCTATCTCCTGTGTTTTGTCTTCGTATGTCTCTCGACACACCATTACTCCTCCTACAAGGTAGTCTTCAAGCGCGTGCTTCAACAATATCTCCATCTGTGTGCTTTGCCAGTTGCATTGCATCGTGGCAGACATCATGTCGGAGAGGGATTGTGAGGAGCGTGTGCGTGCGAAGCATACAGGCTCGGTGCCCTGCTTGGCATAGAGTCCGACGATGGTATTGAGGATGGAGACCATGACATTGTTGGAGAGAGGGACAGAGCCTTTCTTCTTGAGATATTCACGCTCGGTATAGTCGTAATAGAACCCGTTCTTGTAGACCCTTACGGTGTCGCCCCATTGGTCGCCGTAGCAGTATCTCTTGGCTCTGTCTCTAACCATGCGCACCTCCTCCAGGTTGTTCCAGGCCTGCCAACATCGCTGCAGCAGCTCATAGTCTGCCTTCTTGCCCGACTGTCTCTCCTTACGTCTCCGTACGGTGTCAAACGTCTTGCCCGAAGTCGGCATTACACGTGATAAGGTGGGTATATTTTTCTGCATATTCTGTATGTAATAACATTGTGTATCAGCGCAAAAATACGTGAAAAACAAGCCCTAAATGCCGTGTTTCGTCCTACAGACGAAAGACGGAAAAACAGTGATAAAAAACTAAGATATTTGCGGTTTAGAAAGTCAAATCTAAATTTTACAGAAAGAAAAATGGACGAAGAAAACAAAATCAAGAATGGCGTTGCACCCGGACAGGATGCGATGGCACCTCCTGTGGAGGAACGTCCGAACCGCAAGGCCTTTGCAGAGCGCTTCGGCAAGCGTCACAAGGACATTGACTTTGAGGACAAAGAAGCCCGCTACGGCGCGATGAACGAGGATGCAGACGCCTTGTCGGCATACGAGGAGAACGGACGTGCGCTGAGCGAAATGTTTGACAACAACCGCTGGCTTGCAGCAATGGCCATGGACTTGAAGGACAATCCCGACATGAACCCGATAGAGTGGATGGCCAAGCAGGGCATAGACATCGGCGCAGCCTTGGAAGACGAGGAAATGGGCAAGAAGGTGGCTCAGCAGATTGCGGACTTCCAGCAGAAGAAGGCTGACGAGGAGAGTCACGAGCAAGAGATTGCGGAGAACCTGAAGCAGTCGGCCGACGCCATGGACGAGTTGGGTCTTGACGATGATACCAAGGCAGACCTGTGGGAGAAGTTCTTCAAGATAATAGGCGAAGCGGAGGACGGCAAGGTGTCGGCAGAGACATGGGCACTGTTCAAGAATGCGCAGAACTATGACGCAGACGTGGCTTCGGCTCGTGAAGAAGGAGCGATGCAGGGACGCAACGAGAAGATTCAGAACAAAGTAAAACGTTCGGAGAAGAACGACGTGCCACCAACGCTGAACACAAACGGCGGTGCTCAGCCTGGCAAGAAGAAGGACAGCAGTTTCTGGGACGGACTGGTTTAAAATTAAAACACATTTTATTATTTATTAATTTCTAAAATATCAATTAAATGAAACACTATCGGTTTATTAATTTTATTAAAAGCGGACATTTCCTTACTTGGCTCTTACTCATGCTTCTCTCCGTTGTAACTGGCGGCTCGTCGCTCATGGCTGTTGCCGACAACGTTGCGCCTCAGATTGGCGATGAGGGCAACACTCCCGCAACCGCTGCAGAGGTTGCTGAACACGAACACGTTGAGGCTGGCAAGAGCGACCTCGATAGTCCCGGTGGCAAAAAGGATGGTCAGGATTTGACGGGAACTCAGGCTTCATCCACCCAGCTCAAAGAGGGTGACATGATTGACGATGAGTGGGATAATAACATTGTAAAATTCTACCCCTACAAGACTCCGCTTCTCAGTATCGCTCGACAGGTTGCCGCTAAGGTTCCTATCAAGAACTGGACTGCCAAGCACATGCGCATTGGTGGTGAGACTCTCGACGGTAAGACTACTGCCGAAATCACTGGTGGCGACACCATCGAGCTTAACTCTACCAACTTCTCTGGTTCTCTCCGTCCGTTCTACAAGTGTTCTACTGTCTTTGTTCCCGATGTTGAGGGTTACAAGGAGGGTTCTAACACCGAGCACGAGGGTATTCTTCAGCTCTATGTCATCGAGTCTAACGGCAAGAAGGTCGTTCTCCAGGCTACCAACGGCAAGGCTAAAAACAATGGTACTCCAGCCGACGACCTTGACAGTATGACCTGCCCGGACATTCCTTCTGGCTCTGTCTTACTTGTTGGCGCAACTGCCGCAAGCGAGTCTCAGCTTATGGTTCCTCCTGAGAACATGCAGCCTCGCGAGAAGGAGGTTTGTGTTCAGAAGAAGCTTCTCAACATTCTATTTACTACCGACTTCGAGAAGGTACAGACCAAGGTACCTATCTCCGTCAAGGACCTCAAGGCTGACGCTATCATGAAGTACAACCTCCGCGCCGAGCGTTCTTATTGGTTTGGCTCTAAGCGACGCATTAAGACGCTCACTGAGGATGGTGCTGTTGAGGATGTTTACTTTGCCGAGGGTATCTTGCCTCAGATTACCAATAAGTATGCTATTGGCGACGTTCAGGAGTGGGCCGACTGGATTGCTCTCTCAAAGCTCCAGTTTACAGAATTTGCAGAAAATAACCATGCTTACGTCTTCGCTGGTAAGAACTTCATCGAGCGCATGGAGAAGATGAAGATTGACAAGGATGGCAAGAACGACATCATCAATCACGACGAGTTCGACCTTACCTTCAAGCGCATCAAGGACACATTCGGTACTTTCGATATTGTTTGGGATCAGACTCTCGACCTCATGCGCATGGAGGACTTTGCCGTTATCATCGACCTTAAGGCGAGTCGCCGCTACGTGCGTGTTGCCAACAAGGAGCGCACCAACGACATGTCTAAGGGTGCAGGTGCTATCCGCGACGCTAAGCGTTGGATTCACGAGGAGGCCGATTGTATCGCTCTCCGTGGCTACAACTCTATACTTGTTGGTCCTGAGGAAAAGATTTCTAAGCTTGGCGGGTCCACTCTTACCACTATCATCTCTGCTCCCAAACTCCCCGCAACTCCGTCAGCCGGCATGAAGGTTGCCCTTACCGAGGACTACGTCTCTGACGATGTTCAGTACGACAAGGGTACCGTCTACTACTACAACGGCACCAAGTGGGAACTCTACAAGGGTCAGGACGTAGCAGCCTAAAGATTATTTTATTTCCGTAAAGCCATCGCTGAGCAACGGCTTTGCTCGCTAATGTCTCAGCGAGGCTTATCTTTAAAATTCCAAAACGCAATGATTAAGATATATAGATTAAAAGAGGCACTAAACAATAGCCATCATACTCTCGTTGGTGCAGGTGGTAACAAGGTTCACTACGAGTTCACAGGTGGTAATATCATTACAGGCGCTTGTCCCGAATTATCTCTTAAGGGCAAGTATTATCAAGACCTTCTTGAGAGCAGTGAACTTTTCAAGTCCGGCACAGTGGTGTTGATTCGCGAAATCAAAACCTCCGACGACATGAAAGAGAATGTGCCGAAGCCAGAACCTAAGAACATGAATACGGCAGACGCGGTGACTACGCCCGACGAACTGCTCGTGTACATCAACACCAACTACGACAAGAAGTTTACCGACCCGAGCAAGGCGTTGGCTTTTGCTGCCAAGGAGGGAGAGGTGTTTGCTAACTTGAACCTGGGGTAATGGGGCTTGCTGAGGGCTTTGGGGTGATGAGCCTTACTGAGCCTTGCTGGGCCGACTGAGCCATTGATTGAAGAGGAGCTATGAGGGCTGCTGACAATCATTGAACGTTAACCATTAACACTATTAGGTATGACCGTAGGAGAGATTATAGAAGAGGTGAAGTGGTGTATAGACCATGAGACGAGGGAGGACTCGAAGCTGAGTGACGGCGGAGAGGACACCTACATGGACAACATCATAAGGGCGAAGATAAACGACGCTCTAAGATGGGTGGCTGTAATGACGGGTAAATGCACGAGTGTGAAGACAAAAAAAGACACGGATGCCACTACTGCCAAGACACTGACTGTCGAGTCTTACATTGACGACATAGGAGTGGCGACTCTGCCTGACGGTATCGCTGCTGCGGACATACGACGTGTAAGGATAGACGGATGGCATAAAGCTGCCGTACCAGTGGACGATACGAGTGACGACGCACTGCTGATGTTTGACGAGGCGGTAAAGGGTTCGCAGGACAGACCGCTGGCTACAATAATGCGTGGAAGCACGCTAAAGATATTGGTGCAGCCGTGGGAGACGGGCAACGAGGTAGAAGTGGCCTACGTTGGAACAGGAAATGTTATTAACAACACATCGGACAGCACATCTGTAGATGTGTCAGACACACAGAAGAATGCTTTCATATACTATATTGCTTACCTGCTACTGGCGGCGTATGAAGACGCTGGTGCACAGACTATGCTCAGCATTGCGATACAAAGTCTGGGAATTAATACACAGAAATGATATGGAGATAGTGACAGCTACGTATGACGCAACAGAACAAGCATGGGTGACTCCTGTGCTGGAACTGAAGCGTGACATCTATCTTATGATTAGCTTGAAGAAAAAAGGCAAGATAGTGATAAGACAGAACACGGGAGACGGCAAATGGCCTCGTGTGCCTATAGAGGTCCATAAGGACATGAAGGCTTTCTGCCTGCGTATGGAAATGAGGGCTGAAGTACTACAGATAAGAATTTACACATCAGAAGAACCGGAGGAAATAAAGTATGCCTACATTTAGAAATGACGTAAAACTAGGAACGAAGGTTCCGTTGATAAAGACGGACGACCTGGACGACAGGTGCGTGACGGAGGAGAAATTGGCGGATGGTTGCGTAAGTGCTGATAAGATTGCACAGGATGCTATAACTGCTGATAAGATTGCAGTAGGCAGTATCGGTACAGAGAAACTGGCGGATGGTTGCGTGACGGTGGAGAAGCTTGATGGCAATATTATGTCATATATGAAGGAAGATGTTGCTGAGAGCACCTATGAGAAGATGAAAGATAAGTTTCTACCATTGACTGGTGGAATTATAGAAGGAAAAGATGAAACTACAGGAAAAACAATTGTAACAATAGGTCCTCAACCTCAGACAATACTGAAAGGAGGAAGTATTGTGGTTAAGAAGGGATATCTTCGGAAGCCTAATCTTGGAACAACCTATCCACCTGGAACATCTATGCTTAATATAGAAGATACTGTTTCTATTTCTGAGAAAAGTATTATAGGTTTTCAATCAGAGACTGCTACATCAGGTTATAATAAATCTAACCTTAAGTTTCAAATAGATGAAGATGGAGTACAAGCTAGCGGTTTTAAAACTACATCTCAGAATATACAAGGACTTCTTGCTAATGATGGTAGTATAGCAACCGCAATTAGTGAAGGTGATATAGACGAAATGTTTAATAAATAAATGAGGAAGAGAATGGGAAGTTTTTTAGATAAAGTAGGATTGCAACATTTTGTAGAGAAGATAAAAGGCCTGCTTAGTGGATATCTACCATTGAGTGGAGGTACTATGACTGGAAGTATAGTGTATACTGATAAGGTTACTTTAAATGATAAAGAATTAAAGTTTGGAAAAAATAATGATATAGTACAAACATCTTTTAGTCAAAGCGGTGTAACAATAAACAATAAGAAGGTTGGAACACTTCTGAAACCAATAGAAGTTAAAGTAAGTACAGACGGTTTTACTTTCAGAAAGAAAGACGGAGATAAAATAGTAGACCAAGCTAGTTTATCTATAAGTGACTGTACAACAAAAAAGTTCATATTAACTAAAAAAGATAAAACCAATAATGGTGATAGTATAGAGCAAGATGGTCTTATAGCTAACAACTCAGAAACTGTAGTAAAAGAGGTAAATGATGTGAAAGCTTGTGAGATATATTATGCTGATAGTATAAGCGCTGATGAAAAAGGTTACTTAGGAATAGATGCATTATCTACAATCTATCAAATAATAGATTTAAAGACTTCATTACTACAAATAGTAACAACAAAAGATATAGAAGTATCACCTTATTTCCAATCCATAATAGGAGACTCTGAAATTAAAATACCTATATCAGCAAATACCACTTGTTGCTTACGTAACGATGTATGGGTGTTATATGATCCAGAATCTATTAAGGCGATAGTTGCCAAAGGACTTTTATCATATAACCTAGAAGGGTTCAGCAACCTGGAAACCTTTAGAAGTAATGGCTCATATCTACAAGACCTTAATGCGTTTAGGGGTGCATTTGAAAATTGTACAAAATTAACTTATGTAGATGTAAATGATTGGAATATAGATGCTGCGACCACCTTAAGTAGTATGTTTTATAACTGCTCTGCCTTATCAAATATTACCTTAAATCTTTGGGACACGAGAAATGTAACTGATACAAGCAATATGTTCGCCCAGTGTTACAGCTTGGAGAAGTTAGATATTACAGGATGGGATATGACAAATGTAACAGATATGACAGATATGTTTGCTGGTTGTTCCAAGATTAAGAACTTATTACTAAGTGAGGGTTTTGGACGAATGAAAGCTGAGGTAGGTACACTGGATCTATCTTCATTAACTCTTTGGACAACGAATTCTGTGCAGACTTTGTTAACACTTTATGACCGTAAGGCAAATGGAATGGGAGTGATAACAATTAAGTTGTCAGCGGCTACTAAGAATGCTTTAGGTACAAGTGGAATACAGACATTGACTGCTAAGGGATATACTATAGCTTAATTGACAAGAGTTAAGTTGATAAATAAACAAAATAAATAAAAAGAAGACAATGGAAAAAATCAAAGCGAGTGAAGGAATGTATCTGACACAGAAGGAGATTGAGAATGAAAGTGCAAGAGTGTTTGCAGTTTCATTATTTCTGGCAGATAATGACAGTGCTGATAACTGGCGTGAGGCTACTATGGAAGAGTACTATAAGTGGCAGCAGGAGCAGGATGCTAAGTTGGAAGCACAAATGAATAGTGTGAAAAAGAATACTATGGAAGAAGTAAAAGCAAAGCTTCTAAATAAAACAAAACAGAATTAATAACAATTAAATCAAGGAAGAAAATTTATGAGTAATTTTTTAGACAAGACTGGTCTACAGCATTATACAGAGAAAGTAAAGGCATACGTAGACAGTAAATCAGGTGGTGTAAACACAGATTTGACTTCACACATTGGTAATAAGAAGAATCCGCATGAGGTAACAAAGGAACAAGTTGGACTTGGTAACGTGACCAATGTGGCACAGATACCATTGAGTCAGAAAGGTGCTGCCAGTGGTGTGGCTACACTTGGTACTGATGGTAAGCTGACTGCTGCACAGCTGCCTGCAATGAAGACTGTGAATGGTGTGAGTGTTGTAGGCTCTGGTAACATCAGTATTGACCTGTCACTGTATAAGGTGGTAGACAGTCTACCTACTACTGGTATTGATGCTACAAAGATTTATATTGTTCCTGCTAAGACTACTGGGGACAAGAACATCAAGGCTGAGTATGTGTACACTGGTAACCCTGCAAGTGCTTATGATGCTACAAAGTGGGAGAAGCTTGGTGAGGCTCAGACAAACATTGTAGTGGATGCAGAGTTGAGTGAAACATCTACCAATCCTGTGCAGAATAAAGCTGTGAAGAGTGCTGTAGATACCTTGACAAGTTCAGTGAATAGTAAGGTTGCTACTTCTACTTATAACACCAAAATGTCAGCCTTGGATAGTTCTATCAGTGCTTTGCAGAGTAAAAATACTGCACAGGATAGTGCTATTGATAAGAAGCTTGATAAGTCGGCTTATGTGGTAGATACAGAGTTAGATGAAACCTCTAAAAATCCAGTACAGAATAAGGTTATATATTCGCTGAATACTAGGTTAGCGGCAATTGAGGGAAAAGTTATTCAACATCAAAACCAAATTGGCACACTATCACAGAAGAATAATGAGCAGGATACTGCTATTGCAGCTTGCGTGAAGAAGACAGACCTTGTGACAATCACTAATGAGGAGATTGATGCCATGTTTTAAAAGAAAAGAAGCATAATAGGGAAAAGGAGCGAGTATCTACGGATATTACGCTCCTTTTTTTATACATTTTACATATTAATTACTTTTCAATAAAAGTTTCAGAATACACAGACTCTTGTATCATTTCTTATATTGTAAAATTGGGTACATGATTAATAGCAAATGTGACATGGGGTTTTGCGTAACTTCTTAGCTTGTTCGAGAGTTACTTGTTTTATCTCACAGCTACAATTGCGCAAGCCTTCGCAAGATGCAGATTTGTGGTAACGACGTGCGTGTGGGCCTGTGCATACATAAACATTGTCGCCGGCTACGCAAGCGAATAGAGCTAAAGATAGAAGTATTGTTTTCATAAGAGTTATTGATGTATTGCTGCAAAAGTACTAAATATCAGCGATACGGACAAGAATATTTTACAGAAGTCGTGTAAAATGTTTTACAAATAATGTTTGGCGACGGGATAAGAAGCTTGTGCGAGAGAGCCGAGGAGATAGCAAGGAGATTCTGTGTTGAGAGGAATGCTGTAATAATCGGATATGTGGGTGACGGCGTGGAGAAGTTCGTGGGTGAGGGTATTGAGGAATTGAGAGGGAGAAGAAGAGGGACAGAGGACTATGAGGGTACGGTGGAGAGAGACATTGGTATAAGTAAAAGCAGTGTCGGGGACGGACTGGGACACAAGAAGGCAGGCATCTTCAAGAGGCTCTGAATGACAGCCGAGAGATTGAAGATGTCTGCGGATAATGTCAACCTTGAAGGAAGGGACATTATAGAAGATTTGCACCGTCCAATCGTAGGAATGGAGGTATATTTGTTGTGAGCGCATAGGCTATGAGGGGTCTAATACGTCTTCCCACGGGATTGGCGTGCCGGAAAGGGCGCAATCGGCATAGAAGCGGTTAAAGACGAATCCGTCGGGCTGGTCTTCATCATCGACGTAGTCCTTGACGAAGAGGGCAAGGGCACGCTCATCGGTGATGGAAGAGCCGTAGAAATCGGCAAGAGCCATATTCAGGACATAGACATGGTCGTAGGCAACGGCATTGTCGAGAGTGATGCCGTACTTGTGAAGAGTCTGTTCGACCTTTTCCTTAGTCCAAGGAGTGATAGGCTTGTTGTCGCGACGCATACGAGAGACAGCGAAGTCGTGCATACGGCGTGAGAAGTGATAGCCATAATGGCGCAAATAGGCGAGCATTTCGGGTGGACGATAGTCGTACTGAGAAAGGGACTGACGAGGTTTCATATGAAGAATAGGGATTAAGAGGAGAATGCCATAAAGACATTCTCCTCGGGTTAGACATTAATAATCAAAGTCGCGACGTTCGCGTGGACGGCGGTAGTCGGGATAGTCGTCGCGTTCTGACTCGTGGCGCTGATTGCGATAGTCGGAGCTGCGATAGTCGGGCATAGGACTGCGCTCGCCATACCGCTCACGCTTGATAGAATCGAGACAGGACATAACCTTGCCTCCATAGCGAAGCATCTTCTCGGCGTTCTCGGTGAGTTCGGAGAACTTATCCTCGGTGATTTCAACAATAAAATTCATAGTCATAATGTTTTTTAAGTTCGAAAAAGAGAGGACTTCCTACGCCTTAGGTTTGAGAGCCTGAGCAAGCATGCCCTGGATATTGGAGAGAGTGCCCTCGATACCAGACATCTTGGTTTCGAGTTGGGAGATTTTCTGCTCCTGCGCCTTCTTCTCGGCTATCTGAGGGTTGAGTTGGGCGAGCATGGACTCGCAAGAGGAGACCACAGAGCGATGATAGTCAACGCTTTCGAGAATCTGACGAGACTGACGGAGCATAGCCTCAACCTCGGCAGACATAGCCTCGCGCGACTCAGAGACAACGAGCGAGCCGGAATTGGCAATCTGACCATTGGAAGGGAGTTGCTTGAAATCCATTTCGCCATCGGTAAGCTTCACACGGACATCGACCACAGACTCCATCGGTTGAGGGGAGAACTGTCCGGGCTGATAAGTGGGGAACTTAGGCTGAGGATTGGAAACGGAAACAACCTGTCCAATCTGCAATTTAGGCTCGTTGCTCTTGTCAAGCACATAAAAAATACTATTAGTACGCAAACCGCTGAACATAAGAAATCCTTTCTTTTAAGAATAGGTTAGACAATACCCGTCATGAGCTGAAGGGTGTTAGTGTCGCGCTCGAACCAGAACTGGTAGATGCCAGTGCCGGGAAGGTCGGCGACGGTAAGAGGAGAGCCGTTGTACTTAGTAACGGCTTGGGTAGCCCCGTTCGTCTCGAAGAGAATAGGGAGCGTGCCAGTGGTGCCGGTAGGGATGGTCTGAGCCAGCTTAACGAAGACCGTTCCGCGATAGTTGACCGATGCGAAAGCATGGTTGCGGAAGGAGAACGTGACAGCTGTAGTAGAGACCGCTACGGCAGTGGAAGCCACGGCAGCAGAACCACGGCGGTTGACCCATGAGAAGGGATAATTCCAAATAGGTGTCATATAGAACCCTCCTTTCTCGTTAACCCCAAAAGCCGTTAGCGTTGGCATTGGCGTAAAGGCCGTACTGAGCTGCGACACAGTTGGGAACAGTAACAAACGGCTGATAAGGAACTGTCACGGTGTTAGGCTGAGCGCACTTGATTTCGCCCACCTCCTTCTGCAAGCCAGCAAGAACGGCATTGACGGGAGCGAGAGCCTGGCCGACAATCTGCGAAGTCATTGCAGACGACTTGAACGTAGAGTTCTCTTCGCGAAGCGAGTCAATCTTGTTCTGAAGCTCGCGCATGACAGCCTGCTGCTGACCGTTGACAATGGTCTGTGTGCTGTCCTTGATAGCGTTTTGCAAGTCACAGGTCTGACGCTGTGTCTCGTAAGCCACGTTAGCAAAGCCACGTTCCTGTCCTACCGCCACGTTGTTAATGGAATTAGTCAACGCACCTGTCTGCTGGCACATAGCCAGTTTCACATTGCCGTCCATTGCTGTAATGGCATTGTTGGTCTTGCAGCAGCAGTCAGCAATCTGCTGAGCAATCTGCATGTTGCCCTGCTGGAGAGCATTGATAGTCTGCATGCCAGTCATACCTACCTGGTTGCCAACAGACTGAACCTGTGAGGTAAGAGCCGAGATAGCCGACTGAATCTGTCCCTCGGTGCAATTGAGCTGGGTGGCGAGGTTGGAGATAGCATTACGGTTGCCTCCGATAGCATCCATGAGCAGAGAGCGTCCGTAGTCGTTGTTGATTTCGTTGGCTATGGCACCACGTCCGTTGCCTCCGAATCCACCCCAACCGTTACCGCCCCATCCCATGAGGAAGAACAGGAAGATAACCCACATGAAGCCACTACCGTCACCCCAACCGTTGCCGTTCTTGTTCATAGCAAGAAGAAGGTTAGGATCAAGACCGTTGCGCTGGAGGAGAGGAGCAAGAAGCGACATCATACCGCCACCGCACTGGCCATCATTGCCGAATACATAAGTTTTTGTTTCAGACATAATAATAAAAGTTTAGGTTTCGCCCCAACATTGGGACTTGAAGCAAATTTACTTATTATATAAGGTGTCGCCTAACGATGCTCAAATGAGGAGGATAATGCTCAAAGAAAAACCGCTCTGTTATCACAACAGAACGGTTACAAACGATTATGACAAAAATAAAACTCTAACACTTATTTAGTTTGCAACTATCGAGTTCGGCAAGACTCCATGAGAGTTCTTTGAATCCCGGGGACTTGCGTCCGTGAGGAATACGTCCTTCAGATACGTAGCGGTCGAACTTGGCGCGAGACATATTGAGATAACGGCAAGCCTCGTATTTGGAAACACGGCGTTCCTTGTCGGCAATCATCGTGCAGAGGTCGAGGAACATGCGTTCTTGCTCGTCGGTAGTGGCACATTCGCCACTATCGATACGGTCGATTAGTTCGACGAGAATCTTGCGGATAGATTTTAAGAGGACTCCCATGAGGTTATTTTCTACGATGTATAAGCCATATTAAGCTTACTGTACTTGTTATCATAAGGACTATCGAAATTAGAGGTACGGCGAACTGCTTCCATAAAGGTAGCTTGCGTTCTACCGGGACGGGGATTTCCGTCTTGTTCTCTCTGGCAGCGTAGACAGTATCGTGCTTGATAGAGAGGCGGTCGCGCCAACGGGTAATCTCTTTGGTGCGATAAACAGTGTCGCCTTTGACAATGGACTCGAAGTAGACGGAGTCGTGCATATAGACGCTGTCAAGGCGGATATTGTTGATATGCACCGTATCGTGAAGGGTACGTTCGAGGACTACGGGTCGTGGGGATGAGCAGCTGGAGCAGGAGACAATAATACCTATCCAGATGGTCATTATCACTACAAACCAATAGAAGTCGCTGATTATTGAGCGCAACCATTCGCGCTGCCCGTTATCGTTTATATTCATAGCTTTTAATTTTTAAGAAGGACATTCTTTGCCTTATCAAGGAACGCACGTCGCTGTTCGAGTCCGTTGGTACCTCCGTTAATAACCTTGGTTATTTTGACGAGGTCGTCCTTGTCGGCATACTTATTGAGATTATGTGAGTCGAAGAACCACATAGAGGATTTGACAGCACCGAGAGGCTTGGAGAGAAGTTCTGGATTGTTGACAACGTCGCCTTTGCAGTATTTGAAGTTATTGTATGCGGTATAATTCGCGCGTCCTGTGATTTGGATAAGTCCACGACCCCGGTACTTGTATCCGTCACCATCCTTTTTCGGTGTATTGCCGAGCGTCTTGGCGAGGCGTCCGGTATCGTACTTGTCGAAGTAATGGGTAGGGCCTTGTTCTTCGGTGTACTTAAGACAAGCAGACTCGTGGAGAATCTGCGCGAGATAGTGGCACATACGAAGAGGAGTGGTAATATGAAAGGCTTCTGCATAGCCGTTGATATAGTTGATATACTTGTCAACATAAGGCTCGGAAGCAGGAGCTATCTGAATGAGTTGCTGTCGTGTAAGTTTCATTTGAGGTCGTCGTTATTCGGTTCGGGAGAAAAATGCTTGAATATCGTGAACTTCTCTACGAACTTGACTGTAAGTATGTAGTAGAGAAGTGATGTGAGCTTATGCCATGTGGAACCAGGAGTACAGAGGCTTCGCCAGTTGCGCACGATGTTGGTGCCAAAAAGATAAATGGCAGCAAAGCAAACGTATTTGACGCAGACAAGCGCCTGTTCTTCGGTGTGCATGAAGTGCCCGACGATAAACATCGATGCTGCCGTAGCGAAGAAGATAAGGCAATAAATGAAACACATGCCAGCCTTTCGCCATGACCATTCCTCGCCGTTGAATATGGCAGCGAGCAGACCGAAGACGAAGTTGACGACAAAGAGTATGAGCATGCTTGTCATGAAGTCCTGAATGGGACTCAATAAGGCGAAGAACGCCCCGGTAACTGCTATTATGATACTTCTAAAATCATTCATACCGCAAATTTAACGTACAAAAGAATATGTATTGCGGTTATTCGTCTGTAGGAAGAATAAAAACAGCGACCCTTGGATGGGTCGCTGTGTGGTATTGCTTAGAATTTACCTTCAATGTTATTGAATGCCGAGCGTACGTCGCGGGACAGAGTGCGTGCGTAGCGCTGAGTTTGTCGGAGATTGGTATGCCCGAGAACTTTGGAAACGACATTGATAGGCATTCCTTTGGAGAGGAACATCGTAGCTGCCGTGGCTCGTCCCATGTGTGAATGTAGACCGTCAACACCTATCATCGAACCTATGACTTTAAGATAGTCGTTGTAGCGCTGATTTGAGAGCGTGGGCAGCTTGTTCTTGTACTTGGTGAGTATATCGACAGCCTGGGGGAGAAGCTGAAGGACGAAATCAACGTCAGTCTTGGCACGGCGGTCGTGATAAAAATACTTACCGTCGATAAGGTCGCACTCGTTGAAGTCGAACGCCATGAGGTCAGCATACGCAAGCCCGGTGTAACACTGGAATAGGAAAAGGTCGCGAGCCTTGCAGAGGTGAGCCGTGGAAACGGTGAGATTGCGGACGGCATCAAACTGCTCGACTGTGAGGCAATCGACATACTTCTTGTCGCCACGGCTTATCTTGAAGCTAAGGCGACGATACGGATTTTCCTGCACAAGGTTGTCAATGACTGCATCGTTAATGAAGAGTTTCAGATACTTGTGATAGTTGTAGATGGTGGACTGCCCTATCTCGCGAGTATGCAAATATTCGTCCATCGCACGGACATTGGCGACGGTAAGGTCAGCGAAGGAAACTATCTTGCCCCACGAGCGCAAGAAGCGAGTGAAGACACGGTAGCGAGTCTTAGTGCTTTCAGACACACGCCGCTTAAGGGTGCGCTGTTCACAGTAGGTAGGGAAATCCATTTCCTCGGCACGTTCGCCTTGATAGAGCTTGGTGATAGAGTTGAAATCGAAGTTGTCGTCGCTGTAAGACTTGCTCACAATTTTGTCGGCCTTTGTGCAGAGAACTGCAAGACGCTTATTCAATTCGTCTTTGTCGGGACGGTGGACGACCTTGTTTTTGTTGTTGTCCCACTCGTTAGGGGCGATTCTTATGCCTGTTGCGAAGTACTTCTGCTTGCGACTCAGACTGAACCTTATTTCCACAGAACCGGGCTTTCCTTCTTCCGTGGCGTGCTTTCTGTCATAAACAATGTTAAATTTCAAAATTGCCATAATGCATAAATCTTTAAAGGTGTTTATAATGTATCGGGAACAGAAACACGCATTTGGTAATACATTTTTTGGCTTTTGGTAATACATTAGTAATACATTTACCTCAAAAATACATTCAGAATGCGCGGAAAGCCGATGTATGCAGGTGTACCCGAACGCTGCGACGTAAAACGTTTTATAAACACGTATATGTATATAATTCGTTTGTAATCAGCAACTTACACGAAGCAAAATACCGATAACGGCTTGATTGAGAAGCTGTTATCGGTATTATCAGATGTAATGCAAAATGTGCTATATGTGATCCGCATGGGACTCGAACCCATGACCCCAACATTAAAAGTGTTGTGCTCTACCAGCTGAGCTAGCGGATCTCCGTGTTTGCCTTATGTTTCAAAAGCGAGTGCAAAGGTACGTACTTTTTTTGTATCTTGCAAATTTATAACCAAGAATATTTCGTTTTTTGCTCTTCACCCGATTTATTTCATTAATTTTGTAGTCTATAAGTAACTAATCAAAATTAAGCGACATGTTTAGAGAAGTTTATACGCAACCCCTTTCCGATATCCGCCAAAGCTCTGTTGGTGGTATAGAAAAGCATGTCAGAAGTTATATAATCT